ATATGATAAGTATGTTGGAGACTTTTGATATGCATGAAACGACATGACATAATTTAAGACATCCATATAAGTCATGACTCCATAAGGTGTTAAATTGACTTCAGATGATCCATCAGTATCAAATTGAGAGTTATCTATAATTTCTGATGTTTTATATGCTGCTTCCAATATCTTTTTTAACAAATCACCAGTTTCCATAGCATTACCAGCATTAGTATCTAGATAACTATTTGGTGTTTTAGGTTGATTAACTCCGAATAAATTAAAAATACTTTCAGCTAATATATGCTGCGCCCATTCAACGAATGCAACTCTTTTACATACATATCCTTGATATACAACATCAACACATTCAGTAACAAAGAATTTATGTTTAATCGCTAAATGCTCTTGAATATTTTCATCTGCTAGATCATTTTCTTCTCCATTTGTTATGGGGAATATATTTATTGTAACCAAATCTCTACCATTACCTAAAAATTCATATGGTGAATCAGATTTTTCCATGAAATTTAATTCATTGTTTATAACCATAACTCCATTATTAAATGGATTAAATATATTATCTTCTATTTCAAGATAACGAACCATAGAACGGTTTAATATAAAATACTTATCATTCTCAGTATTCTCTAGCATGACAAAAAAATGATATTCCTTGTCATTAAACTTTGCTTTAAATGATCCTGATTCAGACATATTAGTTAATAGAATCTATAATTTCATTAATATATTCTGGCTTAATTATTTTTAATACAGAACCAGCTTTAATCATTTTAACTGGATTTTTAATATTATTAAATCTAACAATAACCCACCATAATGTTTGATCTCCGTATATAATATGAGATAAAGTCGTATATGCCATCGAAGAATCAATAGTATAATAATCATATGCTGATCTATCTATTTCAGATGGAAACTTTATAGTATTAGATATATTATAAAAAACATAAGAAGCCTTTCCCTCTTCTTTTATTTCATACATATTGAAGATGTTTTCATATCTACTTGGACTATGATATATATCTATTTTCCTAATCATATTATGAATTCTTTTTTATAATAGCATTTCTATTTAATGTTTTAAAATTATCACCAGTCTGCATTCTAATAAAATTAGATGCTTCCATAACTAATGATTCAAATGTTATCTGCACTTTAAATGCATCTGGAACAATACCTTCATTTCCATTATTCAACTTTAACATTCTTCTAGTTCCAACATGATCTACTTGCATCTTACTAACAAATGTATACGGATAAAATACTCTGCCCGGTATTGTTAATTCATAAATTACTGGAGGATTTGAGAGTATTCTATTCTCTCTAGAAGGACTATTTGCAATAACAAATCTATTAATCATATCACAATTAGCTTTATATGAATCTGGATTTATTGTATTATATAATATAAAACTTACTGTAATAGCTTCTCCATCTCTTTTAAAATCATAAAATTTAGGTCTTTCAATAAAAGAACCCGGAGCAACTAATGTTACTGGGGCTGAAATGATTTCTGCTGCTCCTGTCATGCCTTTATCTATAACTTCGCTTCCAGCACCTTGCATTATTCTATTTTCATTGCTGCCACCACCACCAGCATCTGCAAATTTTTGTCCAAAGTCATAATAAACATCTGAAAAATATGGAAATTTATAACTAATATTTGTTGCTTCTCTAAGATAAAGATACTTATATGGCTTTAATAAAGGATTTTGCCAATCAGCATTGTCTGCTGTTTTGTCTTCTTGTTTTATTTTATTTATAATATCCGAGGCAGCATTTTGTATTTTTTGTGCTGCACCTGTTGATAATGCTGAATCAATAGAAGCTTTTGCATTTTTAGCAGAAGATTTGAGTTTATCCAAAACATCTTTAAATGTTGAGCTATCAGCATTCTTAATAGATTCGCTTATTTTATTAGCTGCTGATTTAGCTGCATCTGCCCCAACTGCTATAGAATCTGCTAAAATATTATAAGAATTAAAAAGAGATGCAATATGCGAACTATATTTTATTCTATATTCATTTAAAAATATATAAGGAACATTTGTATCTCTGAATGTAGAAGTAGTCCAATCGTAACTAGCAATGATATCAATAACTTTGGATGTTTCAACTTTAGGGGTTCCAGATATACTAATACCTTCAGATTGATCTTTAGCAGATCCTCTATTAACTTCATTTAACTGATCTAAAGAAGATGTAAACTTAGATTCATCAGCTTTATTAGCATTTGGATATTGATCAGATGTCTGACCAGTTGTTCTAACATCTCCAAAAACATTTGTAGTAGTATCAGCCATATATTATATAAGTTAAGAGATTGACATATTCATCAATTTTAGATTATTTAGATATGTCTCTTTAGTTCTAAATGATGTTGAAGAATTTTTAGGTGGAGTTGGTTCTGATGATGGTATCATTGCAACTTTACCAGATCCAGAAGATGGTATTTGATACACACCATCCCTGATTTGTTGTAGAACATCGCCATTAATTCTCAACTGATCTAATTGGTTTTGAAGTACTGTCATTTCAGATTCATGAGTCTGTGAAATGATTTTAGCTAATTGCTGGTTATCATAATTTATGTTTGAAATTGATGTCAATGCAGATTCTTCAGCAACACCTTCAAAGTTTTTATATGCCTCTGTTAATTTATTTAAAGACTCTGCTAATGTGTCTACAGATGTTTTCATTTCAAACAACTTAGTATTAAAAATATCTGTATCCATTAATTGTAATGCTTCATTAAAACCAGTAATTATAGAATATATATCCATCTCTTGATATGCTGTTTTAAATGCATCAATATACCACAACATAGTGCCAAACTTATCAACGAATGCTTCTATATTCATCATGTATCCAATATCATTCAACCCAACAACAATATTGTAAACGTCTAATAAATCATATGATTTCTTTAATGAATCAAAATTTAATATAAGTTGATTAATTTTTTCTGTAAATAAATCATACTCAATACCAGAAATCATGTCATTAAATCCTATTATTATATTATAAACATCTAATAAATCATAAGATTCTTTCAGTTGGTCAAAAGACCATTTCATTCCATACATGTTTTCATTAAATAGCGTAGAATCAACACCATCCAACAAACTTGTTATTCCAAAAATTACTGAATATATGTCTAAATTATCATAAGATAGTTTCAGATTATCTAATGAATCCGAAACCGAAAACATATTTTCTAAATATAAACCTAAATCTATTATATTGAATATATCGAAAAATTCATATAAACTTTTATTAAAGGAATCTAATGATGTCGAATATTCAACTATTGGATCAAAAACAGAAAATATTTCTGATAAACTAGAAAAGCCTTCTTTGATTCCATCCAAATTTATTTCCTTAATCTTTTCTAAAGATAAAATAGATAAAATAAATGTATCAATTCCTTCAGATCCAATTTCTTGTAAATCCCTATAAGCTTTAACGAAGTTCATTAATCCTTCTCCTAACACACCAAAAGATTCTGAAACTATAACTAATCTATCTACATCTAAATCTAATAATTTCTTAATAGATTTGGTAACATCAGCTTTAAAAAAAGCTGTAAACACGTTTGGACCAACATTAATTGCATTAACAAATGATAGTAATCCACCACCTAATATTTCCAAACTTTTCCCAACTTCTTCTAAAGCTGAAGAATCTAAATCCTCAAACTTTCTAATGTGTGATACAACATCTAATCCAAAAAAGTCTGCTAATGATGCCAATGCAGAACCAACCAATGCTGCAACCATTCCTGCTGTAAATGATATCAATCCTATTCCTAATTCTTTCAAACCAATACCAACTTCTCTTAGTTTTTTACCATCTATTTTATTAAACTTAACTAATTGAACAGATAATACGTCAATAATATATCCTATAGCATTTATAGCTAATATTCCAACTAACATAAATGGAAGAAATAGTGTAAACATTAAACCCAATACTAAAACAAGTCCAACCAAAGAAGTAACTGCTGATGTAGCATCGACCATGTTTGATGATGCCTTCTTCCAATTTACTTTAGTAAATTTCATGAAAGCTTCAGCTAATACACCAATCACAAAACTTAATGCAATAATTGTAATAGTACCAATAGCTAAAAACGGTGCCACAAAAGACACTAGGAAGCCTACTCCAGCAACGAAAGCCCCAAATAGTAGTATTGCCACACTAGCAACAGCTAACCCTTTCATAATAGCTCCCCATTGCAATCCAGCCAATTTCATTAAATTATCAGCTAGATATCCAATAGTAAATGATAATGCCAATAAAACTAACATTCCCTTTAATATTTCCATCATTGGTGCCTTAGCAACTAATATTAGTCCACCCAATAATGCACCAATCACTAACATAAACATCAATGTCGATTTTAAATAAGGTTTTTCATTTAACCTATCAATTTCATCAAACATCGGAACTAAAACAAATTTAACTAACAATCCAGCAACTGCCAAAGATAAAAAGATTTTAAGTAAATCAATAGGAGATGGCATTTGCTTACTCACTAATTTTAAAACATAAGAAAATGTCACCATCAAAATTGCTAATTTAATTAATGAATTTATATATTTCAATGCTGGCATTTCATATATTTTTTCCATTAAAGGTATTATTATAAATCCAATAATCAAAGAAAATAATCCAAACGATGCGACCACTTTCATCAAGTCTTTTTGTTCAACAGAATGACTCAATAAAGAAACTAATGCTCCAATAACAACACCAATAAATAAAAACTTAAATAGACCCTCTAATATGGTTAAAAATGGTATACTAGTTAATGCTATTAATGTTGGTATGATGATAAAAGATATTATTAATGAAAATAACCCGAAGCTTTTCATCATGGTTATCAAATCATTGTTCTTTAAAAACTTATTTGAAAAATGTATAACAGCACCTAACGAAACAACTATAATCAATAATTTACCAAGTGCTGCTATGAAATCGCCAAAATTCATTTTAGCTAATGCTTGTATTGATGGTATTATTCCTAATAATATAATTGCTGTAAACCCACCAAACCAAGTCATGGTTTTTTGTAAATCTTTATTATTTAAAAATTTATTAGCAGCTTTTAGTACACCACCAATACTTACCATTATTAATGTTAAATTAAAAAGTGCTATTATGACATCAGAAAATTTAATTCTAGCTAATGCTTGAATTGCTGGTATTATTCCAAGCAATATAATTGCTGTAAATGCACCAAACCAAGTCATAGTCTTCATCAAATCCTTATTTTTAGAAGACTCTTCCATTTTAGATATCAATTTAGCCATTGATATCACAACCAAATATAATGCACCTAATGAATAAATGAAATCACCGAAATCCATTTTAGCTAAAGTTTTTAATATTGGTATCATTACCATTAATATTAAAAATCCAAATATACCAAAAGTTTTTGTTGCTTCTGTAAGCTTAGATCCAGCAGAAGCTAATTTATTGAAAAGAAAAATGAATGCACCTACAGCAACTACAGCTTTTAATATAGAAGAAATATCTATAGATTTTGTTTCAATTATAGATTTTATTACGAAAAACATTCCTAAACCAAATGCCAATAGATTTCCTGCACCACCCATTTTTTGGAACAAATCTGACATTCCACTTTTCTTGTTTCTTTCAGAAGCATATTCATTCTGTAATGCAATTAATTCATCCAATCTAGAAATTATTGAAGCATTTTGAAATGAAAACAACTTATATTGTAATACACTAAACTTCAAAACATCAGTCCATTGCATCAATCTCAATAAAGTTTCAAAAGATTTTTTGCTGACGTTCATTTCCTTTTTAGAATTCATTGAATTGTTTAATGAATTCAATGAAGATTTCTGAGCCTTTCCATTATCTACAAACTTGTCGTATAACTTTTGTATTGGCTTTCCTATTTCATTCTTCAATGTACTAATTATTTCTCTAGAAATTGATTTCAAATCTTTAAGCATATCGATTTGAATTAAACTTCTAGTAAATATTTTCCCCAACGTTCTAGTCTGCTCCAGAACATCAAGTTCTCTTCTCAAATCCTTAACTAATGTCTTATTAGAATCAGATGGTTTAACCATCGCAGACTTCAATAAGTTAATAGCTTCTGTATTTTCTTTTAATAATGAATGCGTCCAATCTCTTAAATCTGTTATAGCATTAACAACATCTAATGGCGACCCTTCTTGTACAACTGGTTTATTAGATTTAAATCCATCAGATAATTTAAGCCCTAAATTATTAATTGCTTCTATATTTTCAGTAAGTAATGAATATGTCCAATCTTTTAAATCTGTTATAGCATTAACAACATCTAATGGGGACCCTTCTTGTACAACTGGTTTATTAGATTTAAATCCATCAGCTATATTAAGCCCTAAATTATTAATTGCTTTGATGTTTTCATTTAAAAGAGTATGAGTCCACTCTCTTAAATCAATTATAGCATTAACAATATCTAATGGTGTACCTTGATTAGAATCTGCTTCTTTATCAATATCAATATTTCCACTACTTGATGTTGATAAATATTGCAACAAATTATTAATGGAAGAATTCAGTAATAAAAGTTGATCTGTAATCAACCCTTTAATATTCAATTCTTTTGAATATATCTTTGCAGATGTTTTAATTTTCTTCTCATCAAACCCAAGACCTAATATTTCTTTATAAATCTTTGCTGCTTCTGTAGCTCTAACTTTTTCTTTAGCTATCTCTTGAGAAGTCATTCTAGACTGTGAAGAATCAACGACAGAACTCTTTTTACCATCTTTAGCTGCCCCTTTTGCAGCAGGAAACCTATCAGACAAAGCTTTAAGCTTGTCGATTAATGTTTCTAATTTCTTTAAAATCTTATCTTCCACCATTATTATTTAATGGGAAAGCAAAAAATCCCCACAAACTCTCGTCTGTGGGGATTTTCTTTTGTTTATTATGTCTACTTTTCTGTTTCCTTGGCAAACAATCTAGCATCTACTGGCAAAACATCTCCATTCACTGTTACATAATCCATTTCAGTCTTCCTAAAACCTTGAATATAATCTAAAATCTTATTACTAAGATAAGCAGGAATACTTTCAATAACAGAAACTCTATCTTTAAACTGTAAAGATGTTAAATCCATCTCTTCTCCTCCAACTTTTACTTTATTTACGAACTTAGCAATCTCAAAAATGAACAATGATCCAACTGTATCACTAATTTCAGCATCCTTATTCTTCTTAAAGGTTGAAATTTGTTGATCATTAGCCTTGATATCAAGCTTTAAAGATGGAACTGATAAAGAGATTTCCAATTCTTCATCTTTAAATGATAATGTTTTTACAAAATCATCTTCAAATTTCAGATTATTATCTAGAATATCACCCAAATTAAATGTAGTTTCCTTATCATCATCCTTAACCTTAACAGTTTCACCGAAAGAAACCCTACGAAGAGCTAAAATGATTGGAAATTTATCTACAGTTAGAAAATCATAAGTCTCTACAGAGTTATCTAAGATGATTTGAGACATGATATTACTAATAGTAACACCAGAAATAGCACCATCCAATCCAGTTTTAATCAATTCCTTTTGTTGTTTAACAGAAAGTTGAGTAAATTCCATCACCTTTTTAGCAGATGGAACATAAACTTTAACAAGATTGCTGTTGTTAAGCTTTTGAAGTTTTGAAATTACAGAATTAATAGACATATTTCAAATAATTTACCATAAATACTACATTTGTCAACGCCTAAAAGATGGCATACTAGGCATTTTAGGCATACTAGGCATAGAAGAACTTGACTTAGAAGCTTCTTCTTGACGTTTCATGTCTTCATTGTAGAACTTTATGAAGAATTTACACTCATTCATCGTGCTGTTCTTAAACCATTCGTAATCCATCCTCAATTTATTGAATAAAACAAATTGTAATTCATAGAAATTAAGCAATTTATCTCCAAAAATAGATTTTATAAACAATAAAAATGTTCTGTCAAAGAAATTAATTGCTACACCATCAAAATTATATGTAGTATTTGGTGATAATATAAAATTATTATTAGAAAAAGTCTTTAAATCTTCCAAGTATATTAATAAATTATCTGTAAGATTTGCTGGTATAAGATCAATTATACTATTATATTCTTCTATTGTCAAATTAATTGTTGAAATTTTCTCGTCTTCAATAATTATATTATTAATAATATTTCTATAAATATCATCTAAATCATTTATTATAAAATATTTTGGTATATTTAAATTTAATGTAATATCATTATAGTGATATGATTTTACTATATTATAATTAGATAATTTTTCATTAATATTATTGATAATAGAATCCAATGAATAATTAAATGATGCACCATCGAAAGATAATGTCAAATCATTTCCTAATGACATTTCTCTTTTATATAACATAATAGAGAATTTATCAATATTTGTCAAACTTTCATAAATTGAGTTATCATTTAAATCCTCTTTTATTAAATTTTCGATGAAATCATTAAGTAATAGTTCATCATTTGTAGATATTATATTCAGCATTTCTGAATATAATTCATTATTCATTTTAGAAATATAAACATCTTTAGGGTATAAAGGCAATTTACATCTCTTTTTATACTTCATCAAAAGATTTATGTCAATCTTTTAATTAAACAAGAGTGTAATTATAATTAGTAAAAACCCAGTCTACGGTTTTAATGTCTATTCTTTCTCCTTCATAATTCAATTCTGAATCTGAAATTGAATATGGAACACAACCAAAGAATTCGAATAGTTTTCTTCTTGGTTTTTTATCAAATCCTCTAGCTTTTGTATATTGAGAAACTCTAATAGTAGCTTTAATAGATGAAGTACTTAATGCAATTAATCCTTCATATGATGCAGTAATAATCCATGGCTTTATAATACCATCATTAAAGTCTAAATTGGTTTCTAAAAACCCTAAACTTAAAGATTTTTCTGACATTCCTATTCTATCACCACCAACAGCAGATTTTAAATATCCACCCATATTTTCTACTGTAGCTGTTGTTACAGAAAATGATTCTTTTGGTAATTTCATGTTCTGAACAAAAAATAACCCAGAAGCATCTGGATCTGAAATTACACCTCTAGTAGTAGAATTATATAATTTATCTAATTGTTTCTGACCTAAAATTATACCATTATCTTTATAAATTCCTGATGAATTTCTACCATTTAATTTACTCATCAAATAAGATTCGTTCTCAGGAGTAATGGTAACAAACCATTGAGTAGTAAGTGGGACATCATATTCCCACCTACTAATCAAATCCAAAAATCTATTGGCAGGGCTATAGTTATCTAAAGCTGTAGCCATTTAATTGATTAATCAAATTAACGTAAACCCGAAGGAAAAGCTGGTAGTGATGGGCGAGATGCGTCTTGGAAGAAATGATATGCTATAGAAACCGTAAATGATTTAATAGCTCCACTACCTTCTGCAATTTCAAATGCAACATCTCCAACATTTCTGATTGAAACACCAACTAATTTAAATGCTCTAACAATATCTAATCTTTTATTTAATTGGCTCACGGTTAAATATGATAATGGTCCGGCAATAGTTCCTAATGGATATCCAGTACCATTATTGCTAAACCCTGCTTGCCCAGTAAAAGCATCGAAAGTTCTTCTACTTTCATCTAGAAAAATATCTCTAATATTTGAACTTTCTGAGCAATAAAATTCCATTTCATATGATTCACTTCCACTAAATTCTACAGAACCGGGAAGATTGAATGTTTGTCCAGCATATTTTACTGTTTGATTAACAATATTTCTTGCTGGTAATTTTCCAGCCTTAGCGTAAACTAATGTATCTGCACGAAAAATTGTTGGATTGCCTCCAAATTGTAATTCCTCTAATCTAAAATGATAATCTCTTGTAAAATCATTTGATACAGCTTTTTGGAAAAATGTTTCAATTGTTTGTTGTGTCATATATTTATTTAGTTAAAAGTTATATTTAATATTATTATCCACCAATTAATTCACTGAATGAAGTAGCGGTTGAGGTTGCATAGAAGTTCACCAAGATAAACTCTGATGTTCTTACTGGCTTGATATAAATATCAACAACAAGTTCATTTTGATCAATTACAGATGCTGGATTGTTTCGATCATCACATACAATTTCGTATTCATTAATACCACTATCATTTCTAGCTAGATCAAATATTGGTTTTAGTGTATTTACTAATCTAGAACGTGTGAATGTTGTATTAGGTTCGAATACAAAGTATCTTGTAGTTCTCTTAGTAGCTTTTTGTAAGAAGATGAACAATCTACGAACATTGATACGATCAAATGCACTTGGTTGTCTTAACATTGTCTTCTGACCGAAGATATTGAATCCATCACCGGGGAAGAATGCTACTGGATTTACCGCAATCTTATACAGTGAATCACGTTCTTTTTGTTTAGGCATCAATGCAATATCTAATACATTGGTAACTTTACCTCTGGTGAAACCAGCTGGAGCATACCAAGGTTGGAAGTTTTGATCCATAGCTGCCATATCAGCTGCTGCCCATGCTGAGAATGGAATCCATACTCTTGTACTTGAGAAAGGATCAGATACCTTAACCCAGTTAGCATATGTACAAACATAACTTGAATTAGCAGCTGCAAATAGGTTCTTCAATGGATTATAAACATGTGATGAGAATGTTTTTGTCTTATCATCTAATGTTTTGCTATTAGCTCCAGTGACAAATATATGTCTTAGAGGATCAGCAATAAACATACAATCTTTTCTTAATGAAGAACAGAATCCATCAAACTTATTATAAATTGTTCTATAATAATCGGTTATCTTATTTGAAGTGAATGAATCACCAGCGAGTGCTGCTAATTCAGCTTTGAAAGTTACGCTCATTTGATCATCATCAAAGTATGATTTTGATTCATCAATCACACCATTAACTTCTGCATTAAGTCTTGAAGCTGTGTAGACAGTAGTTAAACCAGCATCTAAAACTAAGCTAACATCAAATAATTCTTCGTTTTCAATCTTTCTTAATACTCTGTCTAATTTATAATCAAGAGCACCAATTGTTTTCTTGCTGTTGCTTAATGAGGAATATACACCGATTGGGAATACGTAATCAGCATTAGCATATTTTAGAGAATTTTGTGATAAAACAACAGAACTTGAAGAAGCTATGAGTTTTTGTCTGATTAAATCAACTTCTTGAGTAGTAAACCCAACTCTTGCTGCAATAGCATTTGAGCTTGCGCTTAAACGATTAACTAGTGAATTACCAAGTACACGAACTTTCTTTTTAGGAATGTTTTGAGCATCAGTCCATGGTCCTTGATTCTTTCCATTAATGAAAGAGTTTGTCATGATGACAACATTATTTGAACCAGAAACTACATTATCCAAATAGAATGATCTTGGAAGACCTCCGCTAATTGAATTGATTTGTCTATGATAGTCTAATGATGCTACATAATATTCTTCAGTGAAATAATCTAATTGAACTGAAGTTGGAGCGTATGGACTTGTTCTGAGCTTAAATAAACCAAATCCAAGAATATCATCGAAAGTATTTTCAACCAAATCACTGAATTGGAAGGTTAAGTTTTCTAGGGTTTCTGATAATGATTTGGTTCCACCTCTATTAGAACTATCAGAAACCTTGAATGCTAACTTAGTATCAATAACTGGTGTTAATGCACTAGCAGGAGCACCTAGAGTTCCTAATTCTGAAACGTTAGTATAAACTCCACCGATTGTATCGTGATTTGTTGAAGGTTGTAAATTGGTATTATCAATTAATCCCAAATAATGACCTTCCCATCTACCATTAATTGTAGATTGAATTTTATTTAAGATAATTAAACCAGCACTACCAAAATCAGAAATTCCATTAATTTCATTAACACCTTTAGCTACTGAAGAGAAATCACCACCAGCAAATGCTGAACGATCTACAACGCTTTGATATTCGTCAATAGTAAGTTCGAAGAACTTAGGAGCACCTAATACATAAGTGCAATTAGTATTATCAGCATCAACGTCTAGATCTTGGTGTACTTCAATATCATTAGATCTCCAATATGTATCAATTCTTGTATACAGTGTATTAAGATCATCAACCCAATCATTTAAAACAGTTAAAGCCGAACCAGTAGGTAATACACCACCAGTATAATATGTAGAATCTTGTAAATTATCTCTAAGATTTTTAACAGCTTCGCGTAGAAGATCACCATCTGCTACTGCGATTTTTCTGTTTTGAGCAACAATACCGTTTGTTACTAAATCAGTAGATGAATTTAAATCTGTAACAGTAATAGCATTTAAATCTCCATCAAAATCAATCATCAACTTCTTAACAGATGGTACTGTTACATCATCTGCTAATAGAGAAAGTAAAGCAGTTGGGGTTGTAAAAACAGATTTATCAACATCATATAATCTATAAACGACTGTTGATTTCTTTTCTGCTACTACAACAGGATATACTAATGCACCATATTTTGAACCATATCCTTCACCAGTTCCTTCACCATATGGTAATCTTGTTGAATATAATGTTGCAGCAGGAACACTTAAAATTTGTCTTGCACTATGATAGAAATATCTTTCTGCCGAATTGGTAGGAGTTCCATAAACTTGCTCCAATTCTTGTACTGATGTTATTTGTAGAATTTCGTCGGTTGGACCTTTCGCAGCAAAACCAGCCATGAAAATATTTGTTCCTGCTGGGATTGATGGAGATAATGATAAATCCTTCTCTGTAATTTCTACTCCGGGTGATTGAATTGATCTTGCCATAATTTTATTTAGTTTATTTCGCTTTAAAAATTTAATTTCATAATAAAATCGTTTCTAAACTTCTAAATACGAAAGTCATTTCCGATTCAATTTCTTCTGGACTTCTATAATTATAACTTATTTCTCCAAGATCTGTAGGAAATGCTGATTTATAAACCCATTTAATTACATCTTTATTAAATTCATCTTTCGCAACGATTTCAAAGTCTGTAGAATAATGTCCCAAACCTTTATCATTCGGTCTTAATTCTCCCTTATAAACATCCGTATCTTGATCTCTTAATAAATCCAACCAAGAAAATATAACCCAATAATTATTAAACATGTTATCTACTGTAAATTTTACAGTAACTGGTTCATAAGATGGTTTTGCATGGCTAGATACGTAAATATTACTACCACTGTACTTTACATCTATTGCTGGTACTTGAATTTTAGGAACGACTGTTCCATAAACAGAAAATTGAAATGTATTAATATCGAAAGTTCTATTATTTCTTTGAAATCTTTTATTTCTATCTAATAATTCTAATGGAATATTAAATCTCAAAGAAAATTTATCTAATCTAGCTTTATTAAGGGATGCTTGATCGTAATATGTTATGTGACTCATAATGGTTTATATCCCATATTTAATAACTCAGAATAGTCGGGATTGTCTTCAATCCCTCCACGACCTCCAAATATTGTTGGTAAAGCATCTCCAGCAACACCATCTTTCTCATTTCTGTACATAGAATGTGGATTAGTAAAATATTTTATCCCATAATCAATTGGTTGAATAAAATATGGTTTTCTATTATCATCTCTTTGTACAACATCAAAATACTTCTCAACAAGATCATCATGTAATATCATTAATGCCCAAAATAATGCCATAACTCTATCATCATGACTTCCAGATTTAGCAGACCATAAATTTCCCTTGATTCTTACGAAATCTTTTAATTCATTTATAGTGTTTATGTCTTTGATCCTCATGGATCTAGCAACATTTATCCAATATCTTTGATTTTGTATTGCCTCAAATTTAGTATTAGTATGACAAATCATACCTAATCTTTTATTTGTTACAGTATTGACTTTAGATTCTCCATAACAAACAATATTATCATAAACGAATTCTCTTCTTAAGTTATCAACTACTTGTGCTCCACAGTTATTTCTTTCAATTAATGCTAATGGCTTACCCCAATGTTGTAGAATTTCATTTAATTTTGGTGTAAATTCCATAGGACTAATATCATTAGACCTATAAATTGCTGCCTGTTTAATATTTCTTACATCTGTAATATCTAATATTTGTATTACAGATGCATCTTTCATGATACCTTCTGATACATCAACTCCAGCAACATATATTTTATCTTGTTGTGGAGTATCCCATAATAAGTATTTTCCCTCATCATAAACATATAAAGGATCTTCAATATCCTTTTTAAGTTCTTCCATCAATACTGCATCAATAGTAGCATCACCAATTTGCTGGAATTCACATTCGAACTCTTGAGCAAACTTTGTAGGGTCATCCATACCTAACTTAGTTTCTTTAACCCATTCATCATCTCTTCCCGGAATATCATTCCACTTAATTACCATTGATTTCCAAACACTATTTTTATCATCTAAAGACTTTTTATATAATCTATAAAAAATCCCAGAGGTATCTCTAGGAGTCGATGCCATGATAATTTTAGATTTCTTAGAAGAAGAAATAATAGGATAAACAGCAGACCAAAATGAATTCAATAAAGTATGTTCAATATGGTCAGCCTCATCAATAAACAATACATTACAAGAACTACCACGACCAGCAGAACTTGTAGTTGTAGTAATTTTTATCTTACTACCATTTGATAATTCCATCGATTCTTTACCGTATTCTTTTACACCGGGTTTTAACCAATTTGGCAATCCTTCGAATGCCATACGCATCCTTGAGAAAATTTCTTTAGCTGTATCTTCTTTGTTAGCAACAATTAGTACAGATTGATAATCATTAAATATAGCGTGCCATAATAAAAATATTGTAGAACAAGTAGTTTTACCACTCTGACGAGAAAACAATAATATACTAAAACGATTATCACGCATCAAACGTAATGCCTGTCTTTGGTAATTGTGTAACTTAATTTTCTCTTTACCTTTATCCAAGTAAATAATGTCAAAATAATTCTCTGCAAAATATAAAACATTCATCTTACACTTTCTTAATTCTTTCGCCATTTCTGGTGAATATTCGAAAGTTGCATTTGCTGATGGCAAATTAGGATTATTTAAATAAATATCCTTCGTAGATTGTTTAGGCATAAATTTACTTATCTTAAAAATAAGTTTTTATGCATCAACCTAGAAAAATTACATAACATAATATAAATAGTTTTATGGCTAAAAATTCATTATTCGATCAATTATTCAATCAAGTTATCAGCGAACAGTCTGGTTTAGGACCAGATATGGGCGGTGCTCCTGACATGGGTGGTGCTCCATCCATGGATGATGATGCCGCTGAATTAGGTGTAGATACCGAAGGTGGTGAAGGAGAAGAAGGTGGCGATGACACCGTAACACTCACACTTTCAAAGGGTCTAGCACAAGAACTCATGGAAGTATTAAAGGGTGTTGTTGGTGAAGAAGGAGGAGAAGAAGAAGGTGGTGAAGAAGGTGAAGGTGAAGGTGAAGAGGGTGGAGAAGGCGAAGAAGAAGGAGGAGAAGAAGAAGGTAGTTCAGCAATGGGTGAATCTCCAGCAGTTGAAACCATGGAAGAACTTCCAGTTGATAAGTATGTAAAAGCAATGCAAAGCAGAAACCAAAGAGTACAAGGTTCAGCAACTAATGCTACCAATGCTCATGGTAATGCAAGTGGTGAAGTAACCAAGCCACATGGTCTTCAAAAGATGAATATGTCTTATGATGATGGAAAGAGCATGAAGGCAAAGACCAGCGAATATGGTGTTTCTGGAAAAGGTAAAAATATTCTCAATCGTTAAGTAAAATAAATCCATATACAAACTAAGGGATGTCGAAAGACATCCCTTTTTTGTTAAATAATATTGTGCAAACATTTTTAGAGTATTTTTATTCGGAACAAATGAATCCCTTCATATCACCAGAAGGGAATAAAAAATTATTGAATAAAAGAAAAGCTGAAACACCTCATCATAGAACTGATAGAAGATTAACACATAGAGGAGTTACATTTAGAAATGGAAAAGAAGAGGGTTCTAATATTGTTGCTAGTAGATATAAACAAGGTGATCATAACTTTAAACCAAAGTTAGCTTCTGGAGTTATACCAATTCAAAAAGCTATTGAGATGACTCAAAAATCTAATGTAAATTTACCAGAGAATGGTAAAAGTGTAAGATTGAGGAAAGGTGAATACGAAATATCAAATAACAACGGAATTTATAATCTAAGGAAAATTTAGATTAAATAATTATATGCCTTGCTATTTTTATTCTGGTGCTGGAAATGGGGGACGATGTGCTGAATTATACGATAAATTAAGCTTGGCACCTGATTTACAAGTCATAAAGTCTGCTGCGGAAGAAATGGTTCAACTTCTTGGACAAAAAGTTAATTACTATGTTAATATGACAACTCCATTAAGTTCTGATACTTTTTATGGAGAACAACCAACTGCTGGGTTTCATGGTCCAAAACAAATGAAAATGATGATTGAATTAAATGAATCATCTCTTTCATTAAGTAACTATGGATTCAATCAGGATGATGAGATAACAGCATATCTAACGTTCGAAACTTTCGTAAGTTCATTTTCTGGAGATGGTATTTATACGGCATTAAATCAAAATATGGAACCAAAAAGTGGTGATGTATTTTGTATGTTTGAGTACGGAAATGATAGAGTGAATGGTAGGAGTGGAAACTTTTTTGAGATTACTCAAAGAAGAGATCAAGATGTAGGTGGAAATAATTTAAATCCATTAGGGGGACATTATGGATGGGAAATTAAAGCCAAACGTATGGAATACTCATGGCAACCCGGATTACCACAAGAAACTGTCAATCAACAGATGACAGAAGATACTTTCTATGGGAAGCTTGCAAGTACTCTTCCAATGGAAGAAAAATCTGGAGGCAAATTCTATGCTGGTAGTGCTGATCAATTCAGTAAACAGAATATTATTGATATGAACTTCAATGATACTCATGTTTATGGTACATATGACTTAAGCACAGATGATGATGGTCCAATTGGAGCAAGACCACAAAGAATGATTGATATCGTAGATAACGAAGAATTACTTGGAAAATATATTGAAGGTGAAGTTAAGGAAGCAATTCTTGAAATTGATGATAACTTCATCATCAAGGGTGTTGACCAAATCGATTCTGGTTCTTTCTAAACTTTTACTGTGAAAGAAGAAGAAATTGTCTTGTATCTATAATTTAATACTTCGCATCTATATACACCAGTAGTAGCTGGACTTAATGAATTAATATATAATGTAGGTCTATTATTTCCCGGTATTGGTGACCCATTTCTATACCATATATATGTTAGTGGTGTAACACTATTACATATAACAGCAGCAGATACACTAGTATTCAAAACAAAATTACTAGGAAACCTTTCTATTATGATTGGTTTCTGAACTCCATAAAAGGAGCATAATTTAAAATATTTACAATTCAAATACATAATTAGAATACAATCCAAGTTGTTCCAGTCCAAATGAATTCATATTTCTGATATTGATCAACAGTCTGTAATAAACTACCATTATAATGAACATGGAAATGATTATTAGTTGTAGTATTATTTTTAATTTTAAATGTTAAACCTAAACTAGTAGAATTTAAACCAGTTGGAAGATTAATTTGTTCTACTCCTGTAGCATTTGTAATTGAAATAAATGATGGAGTATTTGCACTAAGATTTACATTTGCAGCTGCTAGAACAATACTAGTTAATGGATTATATATACTCGCTCCAGTAGAAAGAACTGATGTCTTAATTGAAGATGATTGATGATTTAATGTTGAATCACCACTTAACCAACTTGAAGATGATGTACTTACAGTAGTATATGTACTAGCCCAATTAGCTGAATTAGATGTTAAATTACTATAAGAACTATTCCAATTTGCCGAAGTACTAGTTAATGCAGTAAATGATGCATTCCAATTAGCTGAAGTACTGGTTAATGCGGTAAATGATGCATTCCAATTTGTAGAAATTGTATTAACACTTGAGTAAACACTACTCCAATTAGCTGAGTTAGAAGTTAGATTAGTATATGATGTATCCCAACTATTTCTACCAAAGTTTACTATATTATATGCAGATAACCAAAATCCAGAAAAGCTATTAACTACACTTCTAGTTTCATTCCAATTTGCTGAAGTATTTTGTAGAAGTGTAATATTTGTACCTACAATGTTTCCAGTTGATGTTACATTCCCACTAAAATCTACAACGAATTTATTAACTGAATTACCTTTTAATACTAATAATGGGTTTATATTAGAACCAGAACTTAATTGATTCACTAATATAGTTGTTTGTGTTCCAGTGTTGTCAGCAGTTAATCCTCCAACTAAATTAGTATTATTTGCAGTCAAATTTCCAATAATAGTAACATTACCACCAGATCGTATATTCTCATCTACATTAAGATTTTTATTAATTATAATATTATCAGTAACTAATGATTTTGATTCAATACCAGAAGCGCAATACATGTTTGAAGAAATTTTAACAACATTTGTGAAGTAACATCCATTCAAATAATCTATTGTTAATGTTCTTAATCCATTTCCGATAGTTAATGCGCTATCACTTATAATACTTTCAGTTGTTTCACCTGAAAGATATTCCATTTGTACAATACCATCAAAGATAGCATTAGTTGCTGTAAGATTTCCTACAATAACTGAACTAGGAATAATAATTCCACCATTGGCACTTAATGTTCCATTTATATGGAAGTCTCCTTGAAATGGTTTAGATGGGGATGCGATAGGATCAGTAGCACTATCAGCATAATCTGCCGTAGGTGCCGTATGATGGTTTCTACTATGTAACTTATCATGAAATCTTGCATTACCAGCCATAGTTATTATTTAACTAAATTGCAATAAAATCTCGTAGATATAAATATGAGTTATGGCAGACATATGTACAAATTTTACAGTTCCTATCGATTTGAATCCAAAATTTGATATTATATGGTCTTTTGATTATTGTATTTTAGGTGAAGTAGATTCATCTGCTGGATTTACAACATTTCTCTATCAAAAAGGTGGAGACTTAAATCAAGGTGGTGAATATTCTTCATTAGGATATGGTCCAACTTCATCAAAACAAGGTATGAGTGGTGGTTATGTCTGTATAGCATTAGATTCGGATGATCTTTTTTCAAAACCATTAAATAGACCAGCGTATGCACCATTTATAAAAAAACAACCAAGAAGTGGAACTGCTCCATTAGATTTAACTGTAGAAGTTAAAGGAACTGCTCCATTAAGTTATCAATGGTATAGAAATGGTGATGCAATTCTGGGAGCAACAAATCCATCATATAGAGCATTAATAGATGGAATGTATAGAGTACAAATCAGCAATTCTGTAGGCAGCATAAAATCTAATGAAGTATATGTTGTAGCATACCCATTTGTAAAAAGACAACCAATCGGTGGAGATTATCCCAAAACACTTTCTTTGGAATTAACTGGGACACCACCATTCGAATATCAATGGTATAAAAATGGTGTAGAAATTGATGAAGATGGCGACAAAGAAAATTTATTTACTTCAGAAGAAGGAGACTATAAAGTTAAAATAACTAATTTTGCTGGAAGTATTTTTTCAAATATTGCTACAGTAACAATTCCAATAATATCACCAACAATACTAATACATCCTACTAATGGTTATCCTAATAAAACATTGACAGTTACAGCTAGTGGAACTGAACCATTTATATATGAATGGTATAAAAATGGTGCATTAATATTTGGAGAATCTACATCTTCTTATAAAGCTACTGTTGAAGGACGATATAAAGTAAAAGTAAGTAATATATCAGGATTCCAATATTCAAATGATGCTCTCATAACAACTGCTCCAGTAGCCCCAACAATAACATTGCAACCAATAGGTGGTGAAGTTCCAATAGAACTTACTGTAAATGCTGTAGGAACTGCTCCATTAACGTATAAATGGATAAAGGATGACTTAATTACAGTAGGTAGTAATAAAAATTATCTAGCTACAGATGGTGCTAAATACAAAGTTGTAGTAAGTAATTTTGTCGGATCTGTGACTTCGAATTCTGTTGATGCTACTAACATACCACCATTACCAATAATTGTAACACATCCAGAAAGTGGTAATCTGCCAAAAGAATTGTATGTTGCAGCAACTAGCATTATCGACATAACATATCAATGGTATAAAAATGGAAATATAATTATCGGTGCTACAAATAACACATATACACCAACAACTACAGGAACTTACAAAGTATCTGTAACAAATACTACTGGAACAGTTTATTCAAATGATGCAGTAGTTTCTCCAGCTGTTGCTGTAAGTATAGTTTCATTTACTGGACCGGAATATTTTAATGAATCAGCAACTATAAATCCATCAGCAAATACTTATATAATAGAATTTGATAGATTAGTTAAACTTAAAGATAATAATTTTAAACAAGCATTTGCGGATAAAAATGTTAATGTTAAAAATATTATTCCAATAGATGCTTCTGGAGGGTTAGCAAAAAAATATAAAATAGAAACCTTACGTTTAGATGAAAAGATACCATCTTATGGACTGTTAAATGTTAAAGAAGCTGAAATGACACCTACTAATAAATTTAAATTAGTGGCAAGTGACAAAATTAAAAATTTAAATGAAATAAATTTGAATTATAAAATTCATAATATACCACCAACTACATCTCCAAATATTGATCTATTAAATGTTGGATCAAATAGTTTAATTAATTTAGGAAGCTGTATTAATAGTGATCACTACACAGATCCTTATATCAAAGGGCATTCTATAATTTTCATAAATACAACAAAATTAAATTATCTATCAAAACTATCTAGATTTGATTCAGATGATAAAAAATCGACAACAATACTTTGGGAAGGTGTTTTCGAATATGATGGTAAAAATACAGAAGTTAATATGATTTGGGAATGTACAACATTCAAAGATTATCCATATAGATTTGAAATTAAAACACATCCTGAAAAATGGATTAAGAAAAAAATAGACGACAAATATCCACTAAATCAAATTAGGAAAACTGCTTCAGATGCAGCATATTTAAACTTTGATTTTGATGCTGGCAAATCTTATACAATAGAATATTGCTATTCAGTATCAATACCAGAAAATATTTGCGAAGATCAATATGGCACTACAAATATTGCATACTCAAAAGCTGCAACATCTTTAGTTTTTAAATAGTATATAAATAAAGATATGCCTCCTTCATTAACCGTAAGAGCTAGAAGTATAGATGATGTTGATGATCCATTTCAACTCATAGAAACTAGCCCATTATCATCTTATGATATTAATGGAATAACTAGGTCAGAAATATATACAAGATTGAAATTTTGTTTAACAGACTCTGGTAATACTCTATATCTTTATTTATTAGATAAAGGTACTAATGAATACAATCTAATAAAACAAATAAAACCTAAAATGAATCTAGATTATGATCCATTAAATCCATTATTGTTAAATGTTGGATTTAGTTTTACCAGTCCATTGATTACTGGTAGAAGTAGTGCCAAATGTTTTATTAAAAATGTTAATGTTCAAGGATTGAATAATACTTTAGTTAGTAGTTCATCATCATTTTCTACTCAAAATGAAATAGAAGTTAAAACTAAACCATTGATTTTAATACATCCCATCGGAGGAAACTCTGCTAAAATGTTGACAACATTAGTTGTAGGAAGTGAACAAGTAAAATATAAATGGTATAAAAATAATGTTCTTATTGATGGAGCAGATTCTTCAAATTATTATGCTCAAGATTATGGGATATATAAATTAGTAGCTACTAATTTAATGGGCAGTGTAACTTCAAATGAAGCAGAAATAAAGCAAATCGTCATCAATATTCCAACAATCATAACACAACCAACTGCTGGAACAACTCCAGCATATTTAACAGTAACAGCAGACGGAACTATGCCATTAAATTATCAATGGTATAAAGATAATATACCAGTACCATCTGGTAATTCTTCAACTCTTTATACAAACGAAACAGGAAATTATTATGTAGTAGTATCTAATAGTGCTGGTAGTATTAATTCTAATACTGTGAATGTAACTTAATTTTAACGTTTTAATTCACACTTAATATCATGTAGCATTGCAGGATATCTTTCTTCGATATATTTCAAGAAAGCTTTTTGCTTCATCCAGACATTAGAAGAATCTTCAATTTTATCATTAGCAAATTGATTAACATAATCAACTGCTTCAAGTAAGCAACCCCATCTACAAAACTCTTCAAGAGTCATTGAATCGGATTGCTTGTTTTTTAAATTAATAGAAATGTTCATTTTAGTTGATTTTTGCATAAAAATCCTAATAGTGCAGCAGCTATTTCTGATGATCTCGTATTCGATCCCATCAAATCTATAGCTTCCACATCGGCAATCATGCTATCAAAAATCTTCTTAATAGTCAACTTTTTAATGGAGTTTGTATCCCCATTTATGTTATCACTGATAACATCTTTACAAAGCTTTAAAACACTCTTCAATACATCAGTTCCTGTATTCGCCTTCGTATGATTCATCTTACCATAATTATATGGAGACATTAATGTTTTATCTTGTGATAAAATAAAACTCTGAATAGTATCTTCAATATTTATGTTTTCAATTTTCTGTTCTTGATATGTTATCGAAGAAGCTACTTCTGTAGCATTATTAATTTCTTGAGATTTAAATTCCATAATTATTGACTTTGTTGAATTTCACTAATAATTCTAGAATAGACCTCAGCGAACTTTTCGTCTTCTCTTTCTAAATTCACTGGGTCCGTTGATAAAAAACTTTTCACTTGTACATCAACAGCAATCTTTCTATCACAATCTTGACAAGCATACGAATTATCTCCATTAATTTCTATAGGAATAAAATGCCTACATGCTCTATCACAAGGACATGTTATCTCACATCCTTGTTTGGAATACTCCTTTAGTCTTTCGTTATAAACTTTTTCGTATCTCTCTCTTATAAAATCCTTATAAACATTATAAATGATAGTCTGAACTACTGTAGTAAATACAAAATATTTTGTAAATCCAATCCAATCATTGGATAATAAAAATGCTACACTACCACTTATTGTAAGTAGAGTCAGCAATGACTTAACTAATTTATTAGGCATGTATCTATTTTATAACAAATAGAGATATAGTCAACCTATTTTTGGGTATCGAACTCGTCTAATAAAGTTATTAAACCAATAAGACTTCTTAGTAAATCATCTAACTGTTCTTTGGATTTTTCTATAACAACTTTACCTGTACGTTTTAACGATTTATTAGATTCAGCTTGTTCGTATTTTTTTCTAAGTTGAAGAGCAGCTGCATATAAATCACCTACATCTTTAACAACAAAGTTCAATTCATGAGGCAATAATGTTGTATTAACTGATACGAAATCAGCATCACTAGTGGGTACTTTAATCTTCTGTAATGGGTCATCTTTTGATCCGGGTCCAACACCACTTACTGAACGATTAACGTCCATCATCTGTTGATCTTCTGACAAAATTCTTCTCTTCATTATTAATTTATTTAATCCAAATGCGCTAAATAAAGTATATGAGTATTAATGCGTATGAATCCGCTTTCTTAAAAGTTTTAAGAGAAGAACCAGAGATTGCTCCAGAAGAAATGAGTGACAAAGAAGCTATGGCTCAAACCTTGGATGATGGCACTTCACCTGAAGATTTTGATGTTGAAGGTGCTGATACAGCGCAAAAGCATATTGAGGCTACAACTCAAATGCAACAAAAGATGGTTGGAGAATTACAAAGCTGGATTACTGAATTAGATAAGTTTTCTAAATTCTTGAACGATCCTAGTAATCCTTCTTCATTACAATCAAGACTCAGAAATGCTATTCCTGATACAATTTTTGATAAGATTAGAGTAGCAGAAAACAAAAAGATTGCACGTGTTTCGATGGAAGTAACTTCACTTAACGAAATGTTAAAAGGTTATCTATCATCCTCACAAGATCCTAAGTTCAAGGGAGTCTAACGACAACCACTCAAGCTAACCATAGCTTTTAAACCATTCTGAGAATTGTTTAAGATATATTCGTTTGGTATTTCTATACCAGATTTAGAACGAATTATAATATCATTAAAGTCTTTAAACTTCTTACCCAATTCTTTAGGCCAAATAAAAACTGTTTCATTCATCTCTAATAGCTTCTTAGTTTTATTCTGAGAAGCTGAATCAATCCATTGAGAATCTAATACCCAAATACGTTTCTTAAAATCTAATTTATTAATCTGTTCCTTTTGTTTAGGAGTAAACAATACATAAGACTTTTCTTGAATACCACCTACAGCTACACCATTCTTACAAAAGAATGAATTGATTGGTCCCTCAAAGATAAAAACATAATCTGAATTAGAGTCAATTCTATCAAAGTTAAATAAACTCTTCTCACCATTTTGTTTTGAAATATACTTAGCCATCTTATCAGACTGTAATAAAGTCCTAGACTGATAGAATAATACTTTACCATCGTCATCATAGAATGGCAGTACTAAACGATTTTTATGTACCCTATCTGTTAATGATACATATAATGCTTTAGGTTTATTAACGGCAATATCAAGTTTTCTATCCTTGATATACTTTAAGGCTACAGAAACAACAGCATTCGATTTATAGTATTCTACTTGAGTAGAATCAAATAAATTAATTGAATCTTCTGGTAGAGAAGGTGTCTCAATTCTTTCTGATTGAGTAGAAAATTTATCTTGTTGTAGGATATCATACTTATTATCTTCTAGGTCTTTAATAAGATCTCTAGGAGACATTCCAGTAATATCTAACAACCATTTAAAAGTGGGTTTAGAATAACCACAGTTATGACAATATATAAGATTTTTGTCAGGTATATAAAAGAAACGTTGTTTCTTATTCCAAGAATTGCCTTCTCTGCAATGTGGACAGGAGGCTTGATATTTGTTAGTGCCTATTACCTTTTTAGCTCTCCCACCATACTGGAAGAATTTACAAACAACATACTCTTCTGGCACCAAGATCATAGTAGAATCTTAACAGCACCAGAAGAGTATGTCAATACTTCTTAGACGCTACGGAATTGATAAGTAACGTCTTCTCTCGTTTTTGCATCAAGAACTTTTACGATGCCTTTCTTTAGGAAAGTACCGCTACTTGGATCAATCCAAACTGCTTCTACATGGATTTTATCTCCAACTACTGTTTCAGTAATTCTTGGTTGTACTGGATTCCCAGAAATTTGGGATGTAATAATTCTAGGTTGAACAATATTCATAACTGTATTTATATTAAAATGGTTCGCTTCCTCCCTTATTATGATTATTATTGCTCATAAAAATCCTATTCAATAATGTAGCTAACCCATCAGCTTGTAGTTGATTCTTAGCATTTAAAATAACAACTGGTTCATTATCTACATCATAACCCATAAGAATAAATGCTCCCATATATTCTTCAATTATAGATATTAATGCTTGGTTATCTACCTTTCTAAGAGCACTTTCTTCTAATAGAGCTTCTTGTAGAGATTCTCTCATAATCTTTTCTACATAATCCATATATTCTTTATCTAAAGAATCTTTTTTATTTGTAGCTTTCTTTTTCTTTACTGGAGCCTTCTTCTTTTTTGGTTGATCCTTATCTGGTTGTTTATCATTAGGGATTGTCATTTGAATTGGCTCTTTCTGGTTTTTGTTTGTAGAATTTATCGGTTTCATTTATTGTTGGTATTCCTCTTTCAACTAATATCTGTACAATGACTTCAATAGATTCTGTACTAACAGAATAATTTTTAGGGAAGTAATTTCCCCCATCATTAAATTCAAACATTACTTGATTGTTGAAGTCTTTGTTGTGATAACAAGTCAAAAGTATTGAAGCACCACCGGGGTCAATTAAGACAATCCATTTTCTTGGATCAATGATACTAAACTGCTGAAATACTCTTAAAACTCCATATCCAGAGTCTCTCATTCTCTTAATGAAATATCCGGGAGTTTTAATCTTATTTTGCTGTCTCTTGTTAATTGTTAATTTCATTGTTCGTGAGCAGAAGCTACATATTTCAAAATATAGTTACTATCAAAAATATCAATTGCAATAACACCGATATTAGTATTTATTGATACACCAACATCATTTGTTTTGTGTCCTGTAATCATTTTAAATAGGTCAAAAGGAAATGGAATTGAATTTACATTACCACCATCATATGTTTCTGAAATCTTCATACTGAAGACATCAACATTCCTTTTGGTTTTATCATTCAATTCTGCATTCACTCCAACTCCATCAGTAGAAATATAAATCTTATTACTATTAGTAATGAATGCTGATGACTTAATCAATGATGAAAAGGAATCAGGTTTAACTAAGAATTTGGTATCATACTGAAACTCCATAAGCTTCTTAATAGAAACTTTAGGAAGTGGAATATTTGACTCATCTGTTAAGAATAATTTAAACTTATTATTAACTCCAATATACTCAACATTATTACTATTAATAATTAAGTCTACTGTTTGATCTTGGATCATATCCAAGGCTTTGATGAGCTTTTTAATATCAGAGAATCCTAGATTTGTATCATAACCAGTATAACGAATATCATCACACTTAGCATACAGCTTAATATTGTTCTCTGCGTTAACCAAAGAGAAAACGTGTCCGTCACGTAAAGTGAGCAGACACGTTTCCTGTATTCTAGATATTGGAGTTAAAAACTTACTTACAAAGTTACTTTTGTTCAGCAAGGTTATTTTTTGAGACGTTTCCATACTGTTGTGAGAGCATATCATATATGCCTTTCAACGTATTGTCAATGCCAATTACAGCACTAACTAATTCTTTAGGAAACCCTACACTACTAGACATCTGCTCCTTAGCATATGATTGTTCAGCTACAGTAGTATGTTGAGCAAATAAATCAGGATTTCTACTGATATCTTCAACAGCCCTTTCAGCTAGTTTAGTAAACTCTTCCCTCTTGGGTTGTAGGTGCGATTTAGCACCTACAATATTACTATCTACTTGAGTAACTTCCCTGTAAATATTTCCTAGGAAATTAAGTACAGCCGACCTTGTTTCATATTCTTCTCTTGTCATATTATTACTTGCTCTTAATTACGTCTTCGATAAGTTCATCAATTCCAAAATCATCTACATCTGGAACTTCTGACATATCATTACTTTTACTCAATGATTCAAATACTTCATCTTCTTCAATTTCACGCTTTGCCTTCGAAGAAGTACTAGAAGATTGTGATTCTTCTTGCTTATTATTGCTAATACACAAGAAATGAGTATTCCAGAATTCTTTAATTTCTTCTTCTGTCTTAGATTGAATGATAGAAGTAAGATCATATACAGAATCTTGAATCTGAAGAATCTTATCTTTACCCAATCCCAAATCTGATGGACCAGAGAAACGACTACTAGTATAAACTGTATATGGCCCTTGCTTCTCAGCTTTAAGCTTGAAGTTAACACCATTCTCAGTCAAATCAAATACACGCTCACCAAACTCATCACTATCTTCACCATGTACAGCAGCTTCAATAATTTTATTAAGCTGACGACCATAACGAAGAATCTTTACTGTTCCATTGTTTTCTGGATTTTCTGGATCATCCACAACATAAACGTTAACTGCCCAGTACTCATTCCACTTAACCTTCTCTGCCTTTTCCTTAAGAAGTTCATTCTCACCCTTCTTAATCTTTAGACGCTCGGTTCCAATTGGATCACGCTTACCAAAGGTTTGAAGAGAAATGATAGATACATAATCTCCAGTGCTGAAGCTATCCCAGCCATGAGAATAATAATGGAAGAATGTTGAGGAACCATCCTTAACATTTGGAATAAGACGAAGCACATAAGTCTTACCAGCCTTTGGCTTCAAAATGTTTTTATATACTGAGTTTCCACCATCACCAGACGCTTTGCTCAGAGATTCCCTAATTGATTTGAATATTTCAGATGTATACATAGTTAATTGATATTTTTAATATTATTGATTTTATTGTTAATTAATTGTTTTAATTTAATTGATTTGCTGAACTTGATACTAGCTCTAGATAAGACTTCAAAGAAATTGTCGTCAAACCAAAGTGATATCAAATCTTCACTTATTGACTTTATCACCTTCTCACCATCTTTCAAGCAAAAAATGAAATAGATTGGTATCTTTCCATCTTTTAAATGTAATAGGATTGAATGCGACAAACCTTCACAATGATGAGCATAGTCATCAATGGTTATCTTCTTTTCAGAGATAAAATTTTCTACAAACTTAAAAGACTCTTCAGCCTTCTCTAACATAATATCAGAATCAGGTTCAGAACTCAAAAGTTGTTTGAGATATAAATCGTAAGCTTTAATAGCTCTTCTAGTTAGATAAAATTTAAGATCGAAATATTGTTCGTCTTTAAATATGATATAAGGTGCTGATAAAAAGTCTTTTACATTAATGTTTCTAAATTCTTCAAAGAATGTATTAAGCCTTTTTAGCAGTTCTACTTTTTCCTTTTCCAGTTCTTGGAAGTCTTGCCGCAACCGGAACGGCTTTCCTCGTAGTTTTCGTGACAACGACAGGTGTTCGTTGTATAGATATTTTTCGAAATTCGTGAGCATTTTTCTTTATTATAGTTCCTTTAGGTGAATTTAAAAATTTTGATATATACTTACTCTTAGCAATTGTTGGATCGTAGTCGATAATAAATTTCAATAATTCATAATCTGTATCAACACAAATGATATTCTTTAAAATGTTTTTATAGTTTTCGTTTTTAATTAATTCCAAAAAGATATTAGCGATATTAAGACGTTTACCATTAATAATACAAAGGAAACTACAGAAAGATAAAAATTTATGTTCTATTAACTTTTTATCAATAACATGATGTATCATTTAAATAGTTATACACATCTCTGAAAAAATCTACTCACATAGGTCTTCTAATGATTCCTCTTCTTCACTTTCTTCAACTGTAGACATTGTATTATTGAATTCATCATCTTCAATTAATGTTAATGTTTCAGTATCCAGTTTAAATGCATACTCTCCAAAATTAGCACCCCAACGATTCTTTAACATCTTAAATCGCATGACTGGTAATGATTTCTCTCCAGTCTTTTTATATACACCAAAGATAAAATCACACGTAGCAGCAATATTAATAGACTCTGAAAGATTTGATAATTCTGGTCCTTCATCTTCATCAAATCCACCTCTATTAATTTGTGTAGCTGTAATAAATGGACAAGAGAATACATACGATAAAGCTCTCACTTGTTCTGTAACATATTTCAATCGTTCATATGAATTGCTACCAACTTCACCATGTAAAAGATTCAAATAATCAATAACAACAGCATCTACTTTAAATCCACTATCAATTACAGATTTAACATATGCCTCTAATTGACTTGGTGTAATTTTGCTAGGAGGAAACTCCTTAATCATTAACTGTCCAACATTACTTCTGGTTTTATAAATCTCAAATGCTTCAGGAATTTCATTTGCACGTTCTTTTAATTTATAAATAGGAATCTTAATCATGCCTGATGTAATCCTAGATGCATACATCATTTCAGACATTTCTAAGGAAATCAAAAGAACGTTCTTACCATTCTCAACAATATTCTTAGCAAGATTACCAAGAACAATACTCTTACCCACATTTACCTGACCAACAACAAGATACAAAGCTTTACCTTCAGCCCTAAATCCTCCATCCATAATATTATCCAACCAATTAAATTTAGATTTTAAAAATGTTTCTTTGGTCTTTAATGATTCTACTAGCAAATCATAATCCTTGGTAATATTCAATCCACCTTTATTATCTAAATTAATCTTACAACGCTTTTCAAATGAATCTAGAATCTTTGATGAATCAATATTACCAGATTGAATATCATCAACTACACTAATCATTGCTTTATAAATACCACGTTCTTTTAAGAAACGTTCTGTACAGCTATAAAGTTCTACTTCATTAAAGTTTTTATCTAATGTTTTAAACTCATTTAAGACTTTAACGAATGATTCTGAAACATCTTTTGAATTGATGTAGTTTTTAATTTCACTTAAATTTGGAAATACATTCTTTTCTGAACTAATCTTTTGAAGTAGGGATAAAATAGATTTCCTATCTTTATCATGAACATAATCCAATTCAAAAAATGGATTAATTCTAGAAAAATATGTTTTATCTGTGAGCATCTTAAAACAAAAGATGCTCTCAAAATTATCCAAATTCAGATTCATAACAGGAAGTCTATCCTATTGTGCGTACTCTTTCAAGAACTTTTCATTACTATCTTTCCAAAGTTTATCTTCCATAGATAATAATCCCGGAGATTGATGGATTACATGGATAGGATATACACCAATTCTTAAACCTTTACGATTGGCATCAATACAAGATGCTAAATCATAATGATGGAATGTATAATTTTCATTAAACCTCCATCCCTTATCTAAGATTGATGGTAAATGAACTGCCATAAAAAGTCCATCAATTAATGCAACTCTAGATGGTGTTGCTCCAAATGCTGTAACATATGTTTGAGAACTTTCTTTTGATACTGGATGTGCTACTTGACCTCTAAAGTCTTTCCTATCGCTCATTAAATGCCACAATGCAGGATCTGATAACTTGGGATTCAAACATCCTGCTAATCCTATAATATCATAATTCAATTGCTTCTTTGCAAACATGATCTTTTCTACCAACTTTAAGTCATCAATATAAACATCATCATGAGCAAAAACCAAATAATTAATATCTAAATTCTTATATTGTTCAATTTTTTCATTATACACTTCTGGTAATCCTCTAGTATTATTATAAACGAAATCAAATACAATATCTCCACGGTATTTAAAATCATCCATACATCTGTATAAAGAAGAATTCTTAGACTCTTCTTCACTATATCGTGTACATGAAATTACTGCTAAATTAATACTCATACAAATATCTACCCAAAAAAGATAAATAGTAAATATGAGAATTTTAAGAAGACCCGGTTTTGCTGATTATGTTTTGAATGAAGGAAGAATTCATACAGATATTCTTAAAAAGAGGATTGCAGATTGTCTAGATAGAAATACTCTTGGAAAATCTCCTGTATATGTAGTTCAAAAGATTGCAGAAGAATTGAAATTAAAGTATGGTGAAAACTTTGATTTATCAACATTAAAAGCTGATGAAATCGTTCAAATTGCTAACTCTCCTTATATTACTAGAGGTTTATTTGAACCAAAATTAAGACAAGAATTCCAACCACAAGATCAAACATCTGAAGTTGAAACACAAGAAGTTGAAGATGAATTTGAAGGTGAAGTAGAAGCTCAAGATGAAGAAGATTTAGTTGGTGATTACTTCACAGCACAATCACAAGAAACTGAAGAAGATCCATTTGATTCAGAAGATTATTCAGATACATATTCAGATTCAGAATTTGAAACACAAGAATTAGCTACAGCAGCAGAATCTGCACAAGTAAAACGTAAAGAAACTGCTAGAATGCTAAATGAACAATATAAAAGAAGACTACAAAAGCTCTTCTTAACAGAAGAGCGATATAACGGTAGATAATAAAAAAGCCCCCTTTCGGGGGCTTTTTAGTTTATATTTACTTATCGTACATATTTGTTAGGAAAGCTTCCTCGTCCTCTTGAGAAACTGTACCTAACTTCCATGCTACATCAATCTTATCTTGAAGTTTTGGAATGATTTTATCTTCCCAGAATTTAATATCTCTAACGAAGTTTTTAGCATATCCAATCTTTTCTCCATCGAATGTATATGTTGGACCATTTTGCTGAATGATTTCGAATCCTACAGCTAAATCGAGTAATCCATGATAACGGTCAACTCCTCTATCATATGAAATATATGTTTCACCTTCCAAGTATTGTTTAAGGAAACGATTCTTTGTTGTTAATGCTCTAATAAGAATACCAACATAATTTCTTTGTCCAACGGCAACCTTATCATCCTTTGATGTATCTTCTTTAGTTGCCTTTCTACTCATTTGCAAAACAATAGATGATAGATATTCAATAGACTTACCACCAGACATCTTCTTAACTAATGTTGGATGAAGTGCTGTAGGATCATCATATAAGTGATTAGTAGCAATAATAGGAGTTCCAGTCTTTGCTGCCAAGTGTGTTGTATTAACAAGTAATGTTCTCAATGCCCTAGCTTTTCCACCCATATCTACTGCTGTAGAATTCTTTTCTAGACGAGAAATATCAAGTTCACTAGAAAGGTTTGCAAGAGAATCAATAGCTACAATAAATCTCCCATGAAGATTCTTTTCATATACAGAACTTAAAAACTTATGTAAGGAGTTCCTACATTCTTCAACAGTAGTTACTGGAACATACTTAGTAAGTTTAGGATCAACTCCAAGTTTTTCTGCTCCTGACTTTTCAATAGCATTTTCTGAATCCAAAATAACTGCAACCATTCCTTGCTTCTGAGCATTTGCAATAATCTTTTGTAAAAATAAACTCTTACCAGTTTGGGATTCAGCATAGAATGTAGTTATCCTTCCACAAGGAATTCCACCATCTTTAATCTTACCAGATAAAATAGCATTCAAAGAATAGCTACCAGTATCAATCCATTTACTAACTTGTGATAAGGTATTATCCTCAAGCATTGTTGCATGGGGATTATCATCGAAGGCACCTAAAGCTGATATAATATCTTTATCCATATAAACATATAATAACATATAAAAACAAAAAAGCTACTACTTTTTTAGAGTAGTAGCCTTTTTGCTATTCACATTATCTAACACCATTATTTAGCTTCGTCGTCAAATAATTTAACAACGTTTCCACTATCAGTTGGTGTAATAATTGGAGATGGATTAAAAATCCTTTCGTATTGACCAGCTAAACGCTCGTCAAGCTCCAATCCAACACCAACAGTAATAGAGGAATTTTTATAAGCCCATACAGAACCTTCACCACGCTTAGACTCAGGGAGGAATTCTGTAAAGTAAAGTGGAATCAATTGAACTTGAAGTTGTCCACGTTCACCTTGAATAGTATGAATCATTACTGGATTCTTAACTGTAAGGAGTTCTGAAGTGGAAGAAACTTGTTCTCCAAGAATTGTTCTACCGATATTATCAATGAATATAATTTTTTGATTAGCCATATGTTTATATAATATATCACATGATATTGTGCATTTCAACTAAAAAGTTCATCTAAATCTACTTTAAACTGACTAGTTGGTTTGTAAATTTCCCAATTCATAATTTTATAAAATCTTTCAATACATTGATACACATCCTTATCAAACATTTTCTCTAAGTCCATTTCAAATAACTCTTGAAACTCTTTAGGAAACCTGTTCTTAAATGCAATAGCATCAAGATTATACGTATTTGGAGTGTTCACATAAAAATATTTTATCTTATCTCCACTAAAGATGGTCTCATACTTATTATCAATCTTTAATTCTTTAATGATTTTATTATAGAAATAAGCTGCTTTAACATGACATGGCATTCCTTTAACTGTAATATTACCATCACATCTATTAGAATATTGTTCTAGATTTTTAATTCCACTAGTTAATGAAATCATTTCAACACCCATATCAAGAAACTTATCATATACATCTTTAAATGCGTTATTAGTTAATGTTTTAGATTTAGTAATAATCATTGTCTGAATTACTTTTTCAACATATGGTTTAATCTCTTTTGGCATTCTAGTATTAACCAAATCAATTCCAGTATATTTCCAGTCATCACATGGTAAACCTTCTTCATCTAGAACATGTAAAGCATAACGCTTTTTACTTAACATGATTCCTTTATCAGAGATTTTATCTCTCTTAAATTCAATTCTGGAATCGATAGAATTAAGTTCATCCTTCATAAAGGATGCAATACCAAGATTCAAATAATCATTAATCTTATCAATTTCTGCATATCCTTCTTTAGTAACTTTGTTTCCATTAAAAACTTTAACAGGAAGTTGTTTTACTGTAATGAAGCAACTATCAGAATCACCATATAAAAAACAATCTTCTACATCATTACCAACACGTTTTACAAAATATTCTTGGATAATATCCTTAGATTTTTGAATAACTGATTGTCCTGTTAATGTAATAGAAGCTGCAATATCATCATCACCAATTGGTGCTTTTCTGTTACCAAATACACCATAAACACTATTAATAAAAATCTTAATAGCTTGCTGCTTTGTCTTAAGACGATTACATTCAATCTTAACTTGTTCAGCATTTTCAACTTCACCAGAATCTAATTGTTTTTTAAGCTTCTTAAAGTTTTTTTGAATTTGAACACGCTTCTTATAGTTTTCATCCACCAAATCACACATGATACCTTTCTTATTTTGAGTAAACAAAATATCAGCCTTAGATACTGCAATTTTATTCTCTATCAAAAACTTCTTAAAGTTTTCATGAGTTAATTTATAATGCTTTCCATTTACATGTTTAATCGTAACAAAGTTATCATCCTTAGATGTAATTGCACCAAACTTAGTCTCTGGAGACATGTTTAATGAAATCATAATATTAGGATAAAGTGAATTAGCATCAAATGTAACAATACCTTCATGATGTCCAGTAACAGGAGGAAATACGAATCCACCGGGATTATTTCTTTGAGAATCTCTAACAAATGTATTAATGATTTGTTTTTGCTTCCTTGCTTTAATTGCTGCACATCCCATAACAATAGATACAGTTGCTAATGCCATATCCAATGTTCCACAACCCATGTATGCAATCATTCTAAGCAAATCAATATACATTAATTGCTCTTCAAGTTTTACAATAAGTCTAACGTCATGAATATTGTATTCTACGAATGTATTCCAATCATCTCTCATGAATTCAAACAAACTTCTATCACCATAATCCAATTTGTTCTCCTTCAATTCAACACTAGCAATATAATCCAGTTTATAGCTCTCACGATTGGTTAAGCAAAACTTTTTATAGATATCCATGTAATCGACAACAGCCAATCCATCAATCTTATAAATAATTTGTTTCTTACCAAACTTACTCATAATTTCTCTGGTATAAATACTATCGATTGTAGATAATCTATTAGCAGAACCTTCTGGTAAAATATTACAAATCCTATTAATTAAATAAGGAATATCATAACCTTGAATATTCCAACCAGTAACTACATCAAATCTTTCTTTCTCCATGTAGTTAATGAAATCAAATAATAGATCTTCTTCATTAGGAATATGTTTATAAACTACATCTTTATCTTCAGTATGAAAGGGTTTTAATCCCCAAACATTATAGATCTTGTTATAAGAATCGTAGACTGTAATTACATTGATTGGAGTCTTAGCATCTTCAGGAGAAGAGAATTCATTTGCATCTACAGCTTCAATATCCAAGTATGCAATCTTTAATGGAAACTTAGAAAACTCTGGATCATCTACATGTTCAGAAAACATGTCCAAAAGGACTTGTTGTTCTGGCCTCAGGTTTTCAAATAATCTTGTTAATTTCTTTTCTTCAACATATTTCATCCTCTCAAACAAATCCTTGAAAGATACTTTCTTTAGCTTTGTACCAAAAACACTAACACCATCTTCACCTTTGTTATCTTCTACATAAAGATATGGTCTAAAATCTACAGAGAAGTCCAATCTCTTACCATCATCATCCCAAGTATAAACGATGACTTCTTTCTTTTTAATATCGTAAACGACATTCCGATAACCATTCATCTTCGCCATAAAGGAAGAATATCACAGCATCCAATCAGCATCAAGAAAATTTACTGTTGTATGGTTTTTGTGTCGGTAATTATAAAACGATTAATATCTAATCCATTTCCAACATAATTTGAAACTATCATTTCATAGGAATTACCATCATTACCAATGATTGGTTTAAATGGATTATTAGATACTTTTGATAATACTTTTAAATTATTATAATTTGATGTATATTTAGAAACAGAAAATGATACGTATTTTTTAATATAAGATAATTCTTGTATTGTCAAATCAGAAACATAAAACTCAGAAAAATCTGACACAGATAAATCACAATTCCTTAAACCAATTTCTCCATCATAATGAACAGTAACTGGTTCTGTTAATGTCCAGCCAACATAATTATTGATTAAACTTTTAACAGGAAATCCAATACAACGATTCAAAACCTTTTGAGAAGTTACTTCATAATTGAGATCTATAGTATTACTAGTTATAATCCCATTATCACTATAAATTTTAACATAGTAAGAAGCTAGATCTCCTTGTTGTAAAAAATCTATTTTGAAGTAGTTCTTTTTAGTTGTCGTAAACAATTCCCCATTCTTATACCATTCATAGTAAGTTGAATCCGTAATATTTTTAACAACTACATCAAATGTAATTGAATCATTAACTTCGAACTTATCTACATATAATGGATACGTCAAGAAACTTACCAGTTTAGGAGCAGTATTTGCTGCAACTTCTTGTGTAGGTGGATTAGAGCTTAAGTATATTGTTTCTGAAATTGCTTCTCCAAATATATTGGAAACTTTTAAATAATAATTCCCTACATTATTAATATTGAATGAATCTATAATTAATACCTTTTCATTTGAAATAGTATTATATTTGAATATCCATTCATAATTTAATTCTGGAAATCCACTAACTAAAGGTGTTATGGTAACATAAGAATTATCCTCTATGTATGAAGGATAGACTTCTAATCCACATATAGTAGGATACGCGGATTCTATGGAACTAAGTTTGGCAAATAAATAATTTGATAGATCGTCTACAGCAGTTTTAAATATTACTGAACCCCTTTCAACAAAGGTATTGATATCCATAGACGAAGTATCTATGGAATCATAATCTTCTATGAGTCTATCATCTGCCATGTATCTATTTAATACGAATTGTATCTAGTAAGGTTCTTTCTATCCTTAGAGCCATAAGGTGTCGTAAACAACTCATAGTAACAATCTAGATTTTTATCTAATTCTAAGAATCTATCTTCTGCTACTTTTCTCCTTTTATGATAAGAATTCTTATAATGTCCTGCCCTAAATACTTCTTGTTCAATCTTGGCAATCATTTCTTCGCCACTATTAAACTTAATTTCAGCATCCTTATAAGTAATCATATCCTGACATGCTACAGGAATTCCAAATGCACAAGCTTCGATGTATTTGATGTCACTCTTAGATTTATTAAAGTTATTATCTTGAAGTGGTGCAACCATCATTTGGACATTGAGATCATAGATTTTCTTAGGGAAATCATATAATCTACACCAAGGATGGAATTCGATTTCCTTGTTTTGTACATAAGGATGTAATTGAAGAGGATATGCTCCAATGAAAATCCATTGGAATTTATGTCTAGTATCAATTATAGCTTTAATAACATGTTCGAAATCATCCTTTTGATTGACCTTGTTTTCAACATCAAAATGAGCACCAGAACCCGAATACAAGATCCTAGGCTTTTTCTTATTGTTATCATAATCTCTATTTAATTTATTAGGATCGAAATAATTTCCAATCCAGAATCTTGCTGGGAAGTTTGGTATAACTGAAATTTCTTGTTTACCAGTCTTTTCTCTATATAAATCTTTCATGAAATCACATGTAACTGAAACTTCATCACACATATTCATGATGTCTATAACATTCTTCCTAATTTCAGGAGAAGTAAATGCTCCTTTAAATTTATTAAAATCTGGAATATCTTCAGCAAATACTACGTCATCAACTTCGTAGATAATCTTGAATCCCATCTGGGATTGAATATTCTTTAAAAATTCAACGAACTTTTTCTGATCTGATGTAGCTTGTCTTTGTAATCTAACAGCTTTAACATTCCTATACCAATTAGGATCACCTATCATTACGAATGTATCAGTAACTGTCATCCTAGCCTGATAATTTAACATATGGGATGGCCAACCCATTCTATACAGACCACAACCACTAAAGTCTGCTGTATATTGTACAACTCTTGGTAAATCTAATTCTGGACTCTTTTCAAATGATTTCTTATCTTGTGGTTGTTCACTAACCCTAGTTACAGGAAGCTTTACATCTTGTTTTTGAAAAGGTATCGGAGGCTTAAAGTGCAGCATATTATGATTTATAAATATGCTGCACTTTTTCAAGTTAATTAAATGGATTATAATCTATTTTTCTAGTAATATTATCTTTCTTTTCTAAGAATATAACATCTCCAGTAGCTGCTTCCAAGCTTTCTCTTCTATGTGAAATAACATACACACATTCATTATACTTCTTAACTCTTTCATTAATGATATCAGTAATCAAATTAATACCTTTATCATCTAAGCAAGAATCAAACAACTCATCATAAATTGCCACATTATAACAAACATCACCTTGAAGCATTCTCATATCCATGAATGCAAACAAACAAGCAAAATCAATACTCTTCCTCTCTGCTCCAGAGAAATTAAAGTATGAACACTTTTTATTATTGTCATTAATAATCTCTTCTTCAAAGTGACAATCAAAATAACATAAGCAGTTAGCATTCATTTTATTCAAGTAATACTGAATTCTTTCATTCAATACTTCAAGAATTTTATTAACAATATATGTTTTAACACCATCTTCAGAGAAAATGAACTTCATTGTCTCAAACATATTCATTTTATTTCTATTATCATTCACAACATCTTTAGTGTTATTCAATAACTTCTCTTCAGATAAAATAGTTTCATCCAATTCAGTTTCTTGAGATTGCATTGATTGGATATCTTCATCAAGTGTTGATAACCATTCATTCAATTGAGTAAGTCTAGCTTCTAGATTGATTTTCTTTTGTTGTCCAAGCTTTACTGTAGAAACTTTTAAATTACAAGCATCAATACCATTTTTAACTGTATCACGCTTTGAACGCATCTTGTTAATAAATTCCTGAATTTCATTTTTCTTTTCGTTCAAAGTTACAATCTTAGATTCACATTCTACCTTTTCTTTATCCATTTCAACATGACTATGTTCAGCATTTTCTCTTTTACATAGTGGACAAAACTTTGGTTTGCTTTCTACTTGCTTGATTCTTTGTTTAAGATTCTCAATTGCTCCATCTACCTTCCAGTACTTTTCCATCCCATCATCCAAACCATTATTAATCTTAACCAAGGCATCATTCAATTTATTAAGATTCAGTTTAATATCATCCATCGAATCAACTTTCAAAGATAAAATATCTGTTTCAATCTTTGTTTTTTCTTGAATATTAGAATCTTTTCTATCCAAATACTTTTGAAGCTTTTGAACTCTGTTATCGAGGATATTCTTTCTTTGTGATACGAAAGAATTTAAACTCCTCTCAATACCTTGCATTCTATTAAGTTCGATTTCGTAATCCTTCTTCTTACTATTGAATTCATCTCTAGAGATATTCAGCATTTTACTAAAAACATCCAGATTCAAAATGCCTTCAATAAACTTTCTCTTATCAACTTTATTCTTAGCCATGAAAGGAACTGTATTATTAAGTGTCATGATAACACAGTTCTCAAATATACTTGGAGTAGCATTAATAAGCTTGTGCAAGAACTCTTCAGTATTCTTAATAGAATCAAGTGTAATATCTGTACCATTATGATACAAATACAATTTAGATGGATTAGCAGTTCTAATAACTTTATATGAATCTGTTTTGTTTCCTACTTGGACATCAAGTTCTACTTCAATTTTACACAAACCATTAGTAAATGAATTTGTGATAAGTTCCTTCTTAAGATCTCCACGGATAGTTGAACCAAAGATTGCATAATACAATGATTCCATCATGGAAGATTTACCTAAACCATTTCTTCTATCATTGTCATCTCTATTAATACCAGTTACGATATTAAGACCTTTTTTAAATTCCATTGTCACTGGATCATTACCAAATGACAAGAAGTTTTGAATAGTTAATTTTTTAAAATTTACGCACTTCATCTGTTTTAGCTTTGTTAAAAATTTCTAGAGCACACTTTACAATTTCTTCCTTGTTGTTCATGTCCATCAATTCAATATATTCGATGATAGCTTGAGGAATGTCAATACCAGAAAAATCCTTTCTATCCTCTTCTAAACCATATTCAGAAGATAATGTTTCATACTCAACCTTTAAATCAATAGGACTAAGTGCTCTAAGTTTACCAAGAATGAATTCCATATCATCTGTAGTAATCTTTCTATCGACTTTAAGTTTAACCAAATTATTGGCAAATAATTCTACAACATTATTATTAATACTTCCTTCACTAATCAAATGTGATAACTGAACATTATTATGTTTAGGAGATTTTTTATTTTCTACAAAATCAATCTCATCAGATTCTACATCCCAAATATAAAATCCTTTATCTGAACCAGCATCATTGTAATCAGTTTGAAATGGATTACCAACATAAACAATTCTACCAAGATCATAAAACTTTTCATCTCTTAAATGAAAATGTCCAGAGAATACTGATGGACTTTTACTTAATAGTTCCTCTGCCAAGAATCCATCTTCACATAATGCAAATGAATTCATCTTGAACATAGTAATTTCAAAATGACCAAACGTTACATCTGAAACAGGAATGTCATTCAGCTTAATTCCCCATGGGATAAAATTGATCTTTTTATCATGACTATCAACAGTCAAAGGTTTATCTACAACTTTTACATTATTCCATCCCTTGAATGGGGATAAAGAATTTACATCAGAACTATCTTTAAGGAAACAATCATGATTCCCCACAATCATTGTGAGATTAAAATCTGAAAACATTTCCAATAGTTTTACACCAAAATGTAAGCTATCAACAGATACTTCATCTCTCGTATGAAAGTAGTCGCCACAAAAAACAACATCTCTGATATTCCTACTTTTAAGTTCATCTACAAACCACTTTGCCCATTCCATCGAAACATCATGCCAGAATTTCGAATCGTGATGAACTCCAATATGAATATCAGAGAATATTGCGACTTTATTACTATTAAAATAATTCACTCAACCATAATACCATACATGATCACACGTGTCAATCTTGATCAAAATACGATTCTTCAGTAGAGTCAATAATTGGTTTTACATAAACATGACCTTCACTTACAGATAAAAACTCTTCATACTTTCTTTCTCTGTAACTTGTAACAGTGTCATGTTGCTTCTTTTCCTTTTTAATTCTATTAATAAATGCATGAAATGCTATCGTTGTAAAATATCCAAAGGGTGAAGATTCTGATTTGATATCGAATTTTTTCCTTTTAAGTGCTGAGAACATTTTCAATATAGCATCTCCTATCATTTCTTCTTTGTAGGAATACTTATAGAATTTTGAGTTATATCCCAATCCTTCAGCAATCTTATTGATACATTCTCCCAAATAATTTGTACAATTATTGGTTTTATAGTATGTTTCAATTTCTTGTCTAAACTTTAAGGGATCTACATAATACTTGTCTTTATCTTTAGCTTGTTTCATATTTTTTCTTGTATATCTATTTCTTTGAATTCTATCTGCTCCGAAGTATAAATGGTTTTACGTTTCATATAATGTTTTGTACCAAATCTAAGTTTGTCAGCAATATCGATAATAATAAGCTTATTCTTGTCCTTATGCTTTCTAAGCCCTCTACCAATGCTTTGTACGACTCTAGTAAAGCTTTTACCTAATGCTGCAAATATAATCATGTGAATGTTTTTAATATTCACTCCAGTTGAAAAGATAGAAGACATCGCAACACATATTACATTGTTCTTCTTTTCCATCATTTGCTTTGCCTTATCCCTATCTTGGGTTGATACGTCACCTTTAATAAAAACAACTTCTCTATCAGGAAACTTATTACTGAGAATGCTATATAATAAATCTCCGTGTACTAAATGATTTACAAGAATCAAAATATTCTTATTAAAACTCTTACAAGTAGTTTGTATTACATAATTTCTGAATGTACTCTTATAAATATAATCCAATTCAATCATGTAATTTTCTTGACCCTTTACTTTATAATCGTATGGAGGATCATTCAAATAATCTATTTTAAATATCTTAACTTCTGCATTTGTTAATATGTCTCTTTTTCTAAGTTCTGATGATTTCTTTTGAATAAGTACTGGACCAACCTTTCCTAATACATTCCATCTATCTGCTACATCTTCTGGTAATGTTCCAGTAAAACCAAACTTTCTATCTGTCTTAATAGATTCTACTACTTTAGATATCTGGGAACCTTTAGTGATTCTATGAACTTCATCTATTACCAATAAGTCTACATCTTTAATCCAAGAATTTTCTAAAAATCTTCTTTGCAATATCGCAGAATTTGCTATAATTACATTACAAGTAGAGTCCAACTTATTATCCCCAGACCATTTACCAACTTTAAATGTTACACCATATTCAACATAATCACTATAAGTTTGTTCAACTAGACCAATATCTGGTACGATTACTAGGCATTTAAAATTTTGTAAATTACTAGAATACAAATAATAGTTTTCTATGAGACATGCACTAACCAAAGTTTTACCAGCAGCAGTTGCTAATACTGCTAAACCTCTACCATTACTCATACAAGCATGAACAGCATCTTGTTGATAATCTCTAAGTGATAACTTTAATCTATCAATGATTTGCTTGTTTAAAGCTGGTTTAAGTTTTTCTAAAACGTCTTGTTCTATTTCTAATGATTCTTCAGGATAGCTTATAATATGCTTTTTGATTTCTTCAACTAAACCGATATCAAATTGACCCATTGGATTAATTGCATATAATCTTTTAGGAATATATGGAGAACGGCCATATCTTGCTGCTGGATTAAATGATGAAAAATGTTCTCTTATTAATTCCAGCTTATCTGAAATTAAAAAACATTTGTTATGATTCTCTCTGTCCAATGTGATTTTAATCATATTACATCTCCATTGTCATTAATTGGACTAGATTCTTAACTTGCCAATCCATTGATTTAAAAGTTTCTAATGCATGTTGTATTAATTCAATTATGCATTCATGTTCAAAAATATTGTCATTGATTTGTTCTACTTGTGGTAAAGAATCCATGAAACTCTTTTCATTGTCTTTAGTTAAACGTACAGGAGATTTCTTATCGTCCTTAATCATTGTCAAAACTTTGACCTTTACCTTTTTAAGCTTTTGTACTTCTATTTTATGTTGAACCAATCTAGCTGACCAAAAATGTTTCTTAGATGGAAGCCTATATAAAACTTCCTTGATATTAATGCTATTAAGGACGAAATCCTCTTTTAACTCATTAACATACTTATTATATAAGTCCATACTATAAATAATAACATATAAACTTTATATTTCAATGGATAAATTTAATGATTATTATAATTATTTAATGGAGACTTTATTAGCTGGTGGTTATATATTTGGAAACAATGTTGACTATGGTGCTACTGGAGGTGCTGTAGGTAATACAGATAGTTATAATACTGGTAGTAATGTCATTCCAACTGGGGGCAAATTATATAGAAGAAATGCCAAAATAGATACTACTAATAAAAAACCTAGAAAACGTAAAAATAAATCTTAAATCTATTAATGCAAGATTTAGGACATTGGGTTACAAATATTGAGGTTCCTGAAAATCCTTATGGATTTATATACATTATTACAAATAAAGTAAACGGCAGAATGTATGTTGGAAAAAAACAGATTCTAACAAAACTAAAAAGAAAACCACTTAAAGGTAGAGTTAATAAAAGAATTTCTATTAAAGAAACAGATTGGAAGACTTATACAGGAAGTTCTAAAGAATTAAATCTTGATATTGAAAAATACGGTATTCAAAACTTTTTGTTTGAAATCATAAAATTTTGTGATAATAAAAGTCAGATGGCATATTTTGAAGCAAAGGAACAATTCGATAGAGAAGTTTTAATTAAAGAAGAATATTACAATGGTATTATCAATCTTAGATTAGGGAAAATTAAATTTTAAAGTCATCTCTCCGCAACTTTTTTCTGAAAATTTTCATTTTTACTCTGTAGAGCTATTAAAATTGTAGACGTAAGTACTCATGTATTATATTTCTTTCCTATTTATATTCCTTTTTCTCTATTTCTCCGCAACTTTTTTTCTCTTTTTTTCCTTTTTACTCTGAAGAAATCTTTTTTAAGGTTACGAAATATAGAGAACCATAGATCTTCTAAGATCTCCATATTGAAATCTTCTTATATATTTCCTAAAAAATTCAAAAAAATGAAAAGATTCGACTTGACTTTTATATTTTGTATGATTAAATAATATTAACTTCTTAAAAAAATCAAAAAATTCAAAAGAATAAAATGATAATTATTAAAGAATATAATATAAGATTAATTGATATAAATTTATTATTTAATAATATATCAGAAAATATTTATACATTTATAAATTGTAATAATTTAAATTTAAATATTAATAATATTGATTGCAAGAAAATATTTACTCATTTTATAATAGAAGAATTATTACAATATAATACTAATGAATTTAAAAATGTATTTATTTTTGCAAATAATATAAATTATACAATATTATCTGAATTATTTCAATATAACGATATTATAGAATTATTACAAAAATGTTTAAAAGATATTGAGAAATATTTTAATTTTTTGATTCTTTTTGAAAATTTGATATTACAAGAAAATATTGGGAAAAATGATATTTTAAAAATACAATTATTTTTGCAGAAAAAATCAAAAAAGGTAAATCCGCAAAATAAAAGGAAAATGTATTGCAAGAAGAATGGTTTAGATTTTATTTTAAACAAGATTAAATCTGTTGAAGAATGTTATAAGTTTTGTTAATTGACAATCTGGAAAGATTATGATATTATTCAAATCTATGGTTGATGATAATACAAATACAACAGAAGAACAAGAAAGTGATGAAAACGAAGAAGTTTCCATTGATTTAGAAGTTTTTAGTAAAGAAGAATTAATTGGGATGTTAGTTCAGATGAATGAAAAAGATATGACATTCTCTGAATTTATGGAATCCTGTATTGATGAATTAGTTGAAAAAATGGATCAGAGGTCGAAATGACATTCGTATTGAATAAATATATGAATGACATCAAAATTCAATGAAGCGATAAGAAACGCTTATAGAATATTTTTAGAACAAGAAGCTCCGGTGGATGAGCAAAATCCACCGGATGCTGCTAATAACTCAGGGGAAGAACCTTCTCCTGAAGAAGATACTTCAAAGAAAGTAGCTGATACAATAGATGCTGCTAGTTTAAGCATGAAGGAAATGTTTGTAGATTTTGTATCCATGCTTTTACAAGAAAAATTGGCAGGAAAATTAAAGGTTGATAGTCCTGAACTAAATACACTATTAGATGGTATTAAGGGTGCCTTTAATAAAGATAATCCATTGCAAAGTTTGGATGCTATTCAAGAATTGATTAAAGCAGCTAATACTAGATATAAACCTGTTGTATAATATGAAACACGATAAAAATTCCAAATACGGTAAAGATTGTAAAGATTGTAAAGAAGATAAAAAGGAAGATAAGAAGCTTAAGAAAGAAAGCTTTGATAGTCTTGTAAATTCTTTATTGCAAAAGTATATCTTTGGTGAAGAGGTAGGAGGAGAAAATCTTGAGACAAATCCATCTAAGATTGTTCAAGATATTAAGAAAAAGAAGGAAGAAGAGGCAAAGAAGCCAGTTGGACCAAAAGATTTAAAGAAAGCACAGATTACAGCTAAAGCTAATGCTGATCTTAAGAAACTAGGATAATATGAATAAGTTCTCTCGTTTACTAGAAAACACCTTTAGATCTTCTAATCTTAAAAGAGTAAGATTGAAGGTCGATCCTGCATTTTGTGAACGAGGAGAAATATCTAAGTATCAAGGATACGAAGGATATATTCTGGCAGAAAAAGAAAAGGAAAGTAAAGTATACATTGAATGTGGTTGTAGTGACATGGAAGCTGGAATGGATCAAGGTGCAGGATATGCCCAGCAAGGAGTTGTAGCAATGATTCCTAATGACATGTTAGAATTAACAGCTGGTCCTAGTAAAATGGAAAAGTTAAAGATGTATGCTTTAATGTATTTAAAAGAAACTAAGAATGTTAATGTTCAAGACGCATTGGTTCAAATGGTCATGAATAGTTCTACATTAGAAATGCTGGAAACATATCTTAGTAATAATGGTTGTACTGATAAGGATATTATAGCAATTTATAGAATGGGATATGAAGAGTAAGTTTGATGAATTGTTAGAATCTAGAATTTCTAATTTCGAAGACGAAACAAAAGAATATATTATTGAGGAAGGGTTTTTTGGTAATTTGGGTAGAGGTATATTGAATTACTTTAAACAAAAGGCTAAAAACATTGCTAGTGGAATAAAAGGACAGTTTAAAGATGCATTAGGAATTTCTGATAATAAGGATGATGTAGAAACATCTGAAGAATCAAATGATAAGATTGTAGAAGGTTTGAGTAATTTCTTATCAGATCGTGAAGCCAGTAAAAAAATAATTAATATAGAATATACTCCCAAAAAGGGAACACCCGTACAAATCGGTGCTGTAACTATTAATATAGCAAAAGCTAATGATATTTTAGCTAAAATTGAGAGTGGTAGATATGATTTAAAATATATTAAAAATGTAATGCTACTTTCGAATAAAAAGCCATTAGCTAATGTTCAAGATGATTTGATTGTTTCATTGGTTAATACTCCTTACAAGGATATCATTAGAACATTTAGAACAGATATAATGAAGAAGTATTTTCCTGAATTTAAAGATTCAAGTAAAGAACTTATTAAAGAATTTCAAAATTATTTGGGTTCTACTAGACCAACAACTCAAAGAGATATTATTATTAAGATTTTATTAGTGTTTATGTTTAGCAATACTAACTTTACTCTTAAATTAAAAGCTAGATAATGTTTGGAATTAAGATAGAAAGAGATCAATTACAAAAAAATTTAGAGGATGATATTTTTTCTAAAATGAAGGATATACGTGGGGTGGAAGATGATATAAAAAAGGATAAGTTGATAGTTAGACAAGTTAGCGTTGAAGAAGCTATAAAAGAGTTGATAGAATTGGAAAAAGCGATAAATAATAGGGATGAGTGAAAAGGAAAAATCTCCCAAGCCGTCTCCTTATGTTTTTCAGAGGGAAAAAATAGACTTCGATTTAAAAATCAGAGAACTACCGTGGACAGAGAAACAACAGGAAATAATTGACATATTCTTAAACAAGAAAACCAAATGCCTAATTCTAAAAGGTGTTGCGGGTACTTCTAAGACAATTTTATCCATGTATCTTGGATTACGTCTTTTGAATGAAAAGAAAGTATCAGATATGGTATTGATACGTTCTGCTGTAGAATCTTCTGATTCTAAGTTAGGATTCTTGCCCGGTGATATATTAGAAAAATTTGGTGTATATGTCGCCCCATTTAATGAAAAGCTACATGAGTTAATTGGACAACAACAAATAGCAAAATTAGAAAAGGATAATAGAATTAAAATATGTCCTATTAACTTTGCTAGAGGTTTACATTTCTCTGTGCAATTCGTTTGTTGTGATGAGTTCCAAAACTTAACGCTTAAAGAAGCAAAAACCCTTCTTTCCCGTGTTGGAGAGTTCTCTAAGGTCATTATATGTGGTGATCCTGATCAAAGCGATCTTGCTCATGGTAGATCAGGGTTTAATGATGTATATTCTATGTTTGATAACGAAGAGTCTAGAAAAGCTGGTATTCGTTGTGTAGAACTTAATGAAGATTGTGTCGTTCGTTCTGAATTCTGTAAGTATGTTACTGCTAAATTCAAAGAATTTGAAGATGCTAAAAGAATTAAAGAAGAAGCAAAACATTTAAAAGATAAAGACCCCAAAACAGGAGACAAGCAAGAAGTCGTCATTAAATAATGACATGATAAACAAGGACACCAAGAGAACGTCTAAAATACTTCTCTTAAATGGTGATAAAGTTCTTTTATTGTATTCTGATAAATTGAGAAAGTTTCATTTACCCGGTGGGCATTTGAAGCTGGGTGAAACTTATAAAGCATGTGTCTACAGGGAAGTCAAGGAGGAAACTAACCTTGATATTAAAACCTGTAGACCTGTCTTTAAGAAGTTTAATTTTGTCTTATATCTAGGATATCCTAAAGGAGGTTCATTACGTTTAAGTGAAGAGCATTCAAAATATGTATGGGCAAAGATTGAAGATGCTCATAAGTATGAACTTTGTAATTTTACTAAGAAGGATATTAAAGGGTTACAAAGATATTGGAGCAATAAACATAAAAACAAGCCTTGCAATTATCAAGAAGAAGATATAAATTATATCGATGAGAATTTGCATTAGTGGAGCACCCAATACTGGTAAACAAAACTTTGTTGAAGACTTTTCCAAAGAATGGAATATGTATTCTATTCATAAAGCAGATAAGTCTAAACCGGGATTTACTAAGGATGAATTGGTGACTGAACTAAATTCTCGTATTGATACCTTACAGCAGTTTAAAAGAGATGATAATATCATTTTCGATAACTCTCCTTTAGATTACTTAGTTTATTCATTTTGGGCAGCAGATAAGGGTATTAAGGGCTTTGATAAGGATCATTTGAATACTATCATTCCATTAGTTAGAGAATCTATGCGATTTGTTGATATTGTATTCTTTACTCCTATTTCATTATCTTCACCAATTGAAGATGAGAAGGAAGATGTTGTTAGAGATGAATTGGATAATATCTATAAAGCTATTGTAGCTAATTATCATACAAATCTAGAAGCTGATATGTTCTTCCCTAAAGATGATTGTCCTTCTGTTATTGATGTTTTTGGCACTAGAGAGCAAAGAATTTTATTGGTTAAAAACTATTTGAGTACTAATGGTGATGTATTTGGTTCAGAAGAAGACAGTATTTTAAATCCTGAAAACTTACAGGACATGGAAAATATCTTAAAATCTCAGATTGAGATTAATGATAATGAGCAGAGAGAACTTCGAACTGAAGCAATGAAGAAGGTTGTTACTGCTTATTCTAAGAAGCTTAAGCTTTAGTAATCTTTTAATACTAAAATTGTATAAGTAGCTTCTTGTTCAGCACTATACTCTGTGGTGTCTTGTACTAAAGCTTCTATATACTTAGAAAGAACATTTGTAAATAGAGTATTAATGTTCATAGTACTTAGTGATGTATTTCCGTTTAGTGATGTTATAGCGTCTGCTAGTATGGTTTGATCTACTTTTAATTTTGGTTTTCTAAATGAAGCTTCTATATCAACTTTATATTGATTAGTTGTTGGATTTATAATTTCCGCTTTAGTTACGGAAATGCTTTTTGTATTTTCTACTGAATAATTATTTTTAGGTATTATAATTATATCTTCAATTTGAATGTCTAATGTTTCTGGAACATCTAATAATAAACTAGTAGTTCTAGCATTTTGTAAAATTGAGATGCTTTGTATTGATTTAAAGATTTTGTTATCTAAACTGGCTTCTAATTGATTAGTTTTTGTTACTAGATCACTAATACTAGCTGTTATTGTATCTGTATCTGTTTTTGTTGGTAAACTGCCTGTTTGACTCTGTAGTGACAATAAATCGCTTTTAAGAGAAGATAGTTCGGAATTTGTTGAACCTATGTGAGTATATAAATCTGTAGCTGATAAAGTTAAAGAATCAATATTTGATTTATTTGTAGTAACTAATGGAGTAATTAATGTATTATCAATTGGGATAATAATATCTGAGAAATTGATGATTTGAGTCCCAGTAGATGTTTCTATGATAAAATAATCCCCAGCCCTAGCTTCTGTAGCCTGTGGTAAATCTGTAATATTGATAAAAACATCTTGAGCCATTTGTTTATTATTTATATTTAAATGTATAGTTTGTCCACTTGACTTAGTTTTTATATGTGTTAATATAACGTATGACTTCTAAGATAACGTTTATTATACCTTCAGTTAATAGACCATCTTTAAAAAACACTTTACGTTCATTAGTAAAACAAACCAATCCTAATTGGGAATGTATAGTAATTTATGATGGTGTTGATGGGCCAAGATTTGATGATGATAGAATAAAAATAATCAAACATGAAAAGCTTGGTTTATTTGGTCCAGCTAATGGACAGGCTGGTTTAGTTAGAAATGTTGGTATTAAAGAAGCTAAAACTGAATGGATAGGATTTTTAGATGACGATGATTCTATAAATGAAAATTATGTTGAAACATTGTTTTCGAAGTATGTTGATAATGATTTTGTTGTTTGGAGAATGAAATATAGCAATGGGTTGGTTTTACCACCATTTGAATTAAATGAGTTAGTTTTTGCTACCGTTGGAATTTCATTTTGTTATAAAAATAAATTCGATGGACTTCTATTTGAAAGAAATAGAGATGGTGAAGATTTTGATTTTTTAACCAAATTAAAAGATCTTAGTAAAAACTATATTATCGCTCCAGAAGTATATTATAACGTTAGACATTAATTATGAAATTCTTTGAAAATTTCGATAAAGTTTATTGTATAAATTTGGATAGAAGATATGATAGATTTCTTAAATTCAAACAATGTATTGAAAAATATGATTTAGGTGAGTTTGAGAGAATATCCGCTGTTGATGGGGGGTATTTAAATCCTAGAGAATATAATTCTTCTCTTAAAAATGGAGAATTAGGTCTTCTATTAACGAATGAGAAAATATTACTTAATGCTAAAGCTAACAATTATTCTTCAATTCTTATATTAGAGGATGATTGTACATTTACGGATGATATTTTAAATTATAAAAATCTTTTGGGATTCTTACCAAAAGATTGGGATATGTATTATATGGGTGGCAATCATAATACACACATGGGGTTGCCAATTCCACCATTTGTTAATGAACGAGTTATTAAAATATCTAATACATATTCTACACATTTCGTAGCTATAAAAAATAGTATATATGATGATGTTATTTCTCTGATTAAAATGTATAAGTATCCATTAGACGTTGCATACACTGCTATACAAAAAAGTAAAAATGTATATTGTTATTATCCCGGAATGGCTAAACAAATTTCAGATTTTTCAGATATTCAAAACATGACAACAGATTATGATTGGTTGATTAAATGACTTATAACTATGAATATAGGATTATTGATAATTTGCACTGGTAGGTATAATATTTTTTTGAATAGTTTATATGAATCTTGCGAGAAACATTTTTTACCTAAACATAAAAAAACGTATTATGTATTCACCGAGGGAGATGTTCCGATTAATGAAAATGTAATTAAAATATATCAAGAATATATGGGATTTCCTAATGATACGCTTAAAAGATTTCATTTATTTCATAAGAATAACAATCTTCTTGGAAGAGAAGATTATTTATTTTTTTTAAATGCTAATATGTTATGCGTATCTGAAATTAATGAGGAAATCATCCCATCACAAAATAATGATAATTTAATGGCTGTAAATCATCCCGGCTTTTACAATAAAAGTAATCTGGATTTTACGTATGAAAGGAATATATCATCTAATTTTTATATACCTATTGGACAGGGTAAACATTATTATCAGGGATGTTTTAATGGTGGATCTTCTACCGAATTTTTAAAAATGTCTTATCAATTATCTAAGTTGATTGATGAGGACGAGATGAAAGGAATTATACCTATTTGGTGGGATGAATCTGCATTAAATTGGTATCTTAGGGATAGAAATCCTCTATTAATAAATTCTGGATATGCTTATCCAGAAGGATGGGAATTACCAATGGATAAAAAAATTATTCAAAGAGATAAAAATAAACATGGTGGGTATAATTACTTAAGAAAGATTATATAATATATGGGAATTTCAAACATTTTATATCCATTATTTTTAAAAGATTTAGAAGAAATCCAAAAACCATTACGTGAATGTAATTTAATTGAATTAGGGATACAAGAAAATATACAAACAGGAAATTTTATTAGAAATGAATTGAAAGATTCTTTTAAGCAATATTTGAGTTTAGATTTACATGAAATTGATGGTGTTACTAAATGTGATCTTTCTCAATACGATCCAGAGAAATATAATTGCGATATCATTACAAATTTTGGAACTAGTGAACATGTAGAATATGAAGATGGACAATATAATTGTTGGTTGAATATTCATTCGTGGTTAAAAGTTGGCGGGATTTCAATACATGAAATACCAAAAATAAATAATTGGTCTGGTCATTGTAGATATTATTGCGATTTTTCATTTTTTCAAAAATTCCAAAATTTTGGATATTCTATTATAAAATTGCAAGATAATTACTATCAATCTAATGGTTCTTTGGTGTATTGTGTATTAAAAAAGATTGAAGATGTAAATTTTATGGATAAAAAATCATTTTTCGAATCTATTATCATTGATAATAATATTAATCTATCGTCAATTAATAAATTAAACAATCCTAAAAATTTGATGTAATATTATGGAAATAGTAATTAAAGAACACACATTGTTTTCAGAACTTTTTAATGATGAACTAGTCATAATTGATTTGGGAGCATGTAGAGGAGAATTTATAGAAAAAATTAATGAAATGTTTAATGTAAAAAAAGCAATTTTAGTGGAAGCCAATCCTACTAATTATTCTAAATTAATTCGTAGAAATAATTATATTCTTTATAATAATGCTATTTCTGATATAAATGGATCTAGTATTATATTTTATGAAGATGAGAAATCTCCTTATAATGGATCGTATGTTTTTAATTATTTTTCGGGTAAACCACATGATATTAAAACAATAACTTTGGAGCAAATTTTTATTGATAATAATATAGATTATGTTGACATATTGAAAGTTGATATTGAAGGTGCTGAATATGATTTATTAAATTCTATTTCTGATGAAATATATTCTAAAATAAAACAACTTACTATAGAATTTCATGATTTTATAGACTCCTCTTATAAACAAAAAACGAATGATATAATTCGTAAATTAAACTCTTTAGGTTTTAAACATAAGTCTAAACCTATCAATTATATGAATAATTCGGAAAATTATGATGTAATTTTTTATAGATAATATGAGTAAACATATAATTTATTCTGAATTGAAGGGTGGCTTGGGGAATATGTTATTTCAAATAGCTGCTGCTGTTTCATTAGGTATTGAACAAAATAAGGAAGTAATCTTTATAGATTCTACTCATCAAGGAACTATCCATAAAAGTGTAAATTTTTATTTTGATAATATTTTTAGAAAGCTAAAGTTTTCCAATGTAATTTATGAAAACATTTTTTATTCTGAACAAAATTTTTCATATCAAAAAATACCAAATGTTAATAATAACATTAGATTGAATGGATACTTTCAGAGTGAAAAATATTTTCTACCAGTTAAGCAACAAATATTAGATTTATTTTCTATGGATGTAGAATCTAAGAAATTTATATCTGATAAATATTTTGAATTTAACTTCGATGATTTTTGTTCCATTCATGTTAGAAGAGGTGACTATTTAAAGTATCCAAATATCCATCCTGTTTGTGAACTTAATTATTATACACAATGTGTATCTAATATAAACTCTAAAAATTTATTTATATTTTCTGATGATATAGATTGGTGTATGTCTAACTTTGATTTTAAAGATAAAAACGTATTCTTTTCTTCAGAAAATAGAGATTATATAGATTTGTGGATTATGTCATTGTGTAGAGAGAATATTATTGCGAATTCCACATTTTCTTGGTGGGGGGCTTGGCTTAATAAGCATGAACATAAAAAAGTGTTTTATCCAAAGAGGTGGTTTGGATCTTCTATAAATCATGATACTAAAGATTTGTGTCCTAATGATTGGATAAGTGTATAATTTATGAAAATTTTAATTACTGGAGCTTATGGTATGGTTGGATCTTCTCTTAGGAAAATATTAGGAATAGATCATATCTATCATAATAGAAAAGCAGCTGATCTTCTTAATAAAGAAGAAACCGAGAGATATATTACTAATAGTGTTTTAAACTTAGGTGTTGATACTATAATTCATTGTGCTGCAAAAGTTGGTGGTGTGCAAGCCAATTCGTCAAATAATGAAACATTTTTTATTGAAAATTACATTATTAATAATAATGTAATAGATGCTGCTCTTAAAAATAAAGTTAAAAATTTTGTAAATCTTTCTTCTACTTGTATATTTCCAAACGAAAATATAACATATCCATTAACCGCAGATCAAATAGATGTAGGTAAACCACACATATCCAATCATGGTTATTCTTATGCAAAAAGAATCTCTGGATATCAAACTAAGAGTATTCGATTAATGACTGGATTAAATTGGATTACTGTTGTTCCAACAAATGTATATGGTCCAAATGATAACTTCAATCCAAACTACAGTCACATTATACCCGGTATAATAATGCGTGCTTATAATTGTAAAAAGAATAATGAAAAATTAGTTGTTTGGGGTGATGGGAGTCCATTAAGACAATTTATACATACTGATGATTTAGCGAAAAACATTCTTTGGGCTATTGAAAATTGGAATTCTGAAATTCCATTTATGGCTATAAATGAAAAGGAGTATTCTGTTATGGATGTAGTTAAAAATGTAGCAGATGCTTTTAAAATTAATCGAAATGATTTAATTTTCGATTCGACAAAACCTAGCGGACAATTTAGGAAACCAGCTAAAACGGATATTCCAGATAGTTATAAATTTATTGAATTAAAGGATGGATTGACAAGCACCATAGAATGGGTAAATTCAAATTATAACTTTATAAGAAAATGAAAAAAATTGATCTGGTTCAAGACACTATAGATAATAAAGATATAGACAATCTCATAGAATGGCTTAAAACATATCCTCGTCTAACTAAAGGACCAAAAACATTAGAGTTTGAAAGTAAATGGTCTGAATGGTTGGGAACCAAATATTCAGTATTTGTAAATTCTGGATCGTCGGCAAATTTGATGATGATATATTCTTTGAAAGTTTTAAATAAACTTAAAAACAATAAGATATGTGTACCATCTTTATGTTGGGCTACAGACTTAGCTCCAGTTCTTCAATTTGATTTACAACCAATATTAATAGATTGTAATTTAGAAAATCTATCTGTTGATATTAATCACTTAGAAAAAGTATTCATTGAAGAATCTCCATCAGTATTAATTTTAGTTTCTGTATTGGGGTTATCTCCTGATATGAATAAGATTGTAGAATTGTGTAAAAAGTATGATGTAATCCTTTTAGAAGATAATTGTGAATCTCAAGGAACTAAATTCAATAATATTAAACTTGGAAATTTTGGTCTGATGTCTTCGTTCTCTACATATTTTGGTCATACTATGTCTACGATTGAAGGAGGGATGATTTGTACAAATAATCATGAAATATATGAAACATTACTTCAACTGAGAAGTCATGGATGGGATAGAGATTTGTCCAAAGAGACTCAACTTAATCTTAGAAGTGAATGGGGTGTTTCGAATTTTTCGGCATTATATACTTTTTATATACCCGGGTTTAATTTAAGAAGTACTGATTTACAAGCTCATATTGGTTTGAGGCAATTGGATAAGGTTGACGATATGATTGAAAAAAGATTTTTGAATTTTTTATCTTACAAATCTATATTAGAAAATAGAGTTTGGTTTCCTAAAACATTTAAAAATGAATACACCTCAAATTTTGCTATACCAGTTATTACTGATACAATAGAACAAAAAAATAAATTAATTGAATTACTTAATAAAAATGAAGTAGCATCTAGACCATTAATATCTGGATCTATGGGGACTCAGCCATTTTATAAAAGAAAATACGGCGAATACATTTTGCCTAATTGTTCTATTGTCGATGATAGAGGTATATATGTTCCAAATCATGATAAAATGAATAAAGAAGATGTTGAAAAAATTTGTTCTTTAATACTTAGTGTTTAATTTATGGATAAGAAAGTTGCATTAATAACTGGAATAAATGGTCAGGATGGTTCATATCTTTCCGAATTACTTTTGGAAAATGGTTATGAAGTTCATGGCGTTTTAAAGAGAAACTCCATTTCAGAAAATCAAACTGCTAGAATCGACCATTTAATGGACAAAATTAATTTACATTATGGTGATTTGACTGATATATCATCTTTGATGTCTATTATTAAAAGATCCAATCCAGCAGAAATATATAATTTAGCGGCACAATCACATGTGAGAATTTCATTCGAACAACCCATTTATACAGCTAATGTTACTGGATTGGGAACATTAAATCTATTGGAATCTGTTAGATTAACTAATGATAAGATAAAAATTTATCAAGCTTCTTCTTCTGAGATGTTTGGAAACAGTATAGATTCTGATGGGTTTCAAAGAGAAACAACACCGCTCAATCCAGTATCACCATATGGATGTTCTAAAGTTTTTTCATACAATATATGTAGAAACTATAGGAATTCTTACAACATGTTTATTTCAAATGGAATACTTTTTAATCATGAGTCTCCAAGAAGAGGCACAAATTTTGTGACAAACAAAGTTTGTAAAGAAGCTGTAAAAATAAAATTAGGTTTATCTAAAAATCTTAAGTTAGGCAATTTAAATGCAACTAGAGATTGGGGTCATGCTAAAGATTATGTTAAAGCTATGATGGCGATTCTGCAATTGGAACATTCTGATGATTATGTGTGTTCTACAGGTATATCTCATTCTGTAAGAGATTTGTGTGAATATGTTTTCTCATCTTTAAATATGGATTATAATTTTTATGTCACCTTAGATGAAAAATTTTTAAGACCAGAAGAATTACACGATTTGAAAGGAGATTGTAGTAAACTTAAAATAGCTACTGGATGGAAACCAGAATATTCATTCGAACAAATGTTGGATGAAATGATAGCTCATTGGATGGATTTGTATAAGAAATAAATCTTGATACCCGATTTGTTCTATACTATGATAGAAATATGTCAGGAATTTTTGATTACATCGATTCAGTACTCTACAAGAATGAAAATCTTGTAATAGATGAAAGAAATGTTGAATTTAATGGATACATGCTTAATCGCTGGTTGAGCATG